GGTTTCGTTGAGGCGATTATAATAACACCGCCGCTAGTCATATATTGTATCGCGAAGGGCGTATATCAGAAACTTAAAAATAAGTCGGAGTCCTAACAAGGACTCCCTCTTTTTCTTTCGCGAAATTTACATCTGCTTTAATGGAGACACATTAACATGTTTTAATTTGAAAGGAGATTTTAGTATGTATAACACTATGGAACTCACGAAGAAGATCACGGATCGCTGTGACGAACTGATGGCGATTGCCAAGAAGCAGATCATCGAGACGGCTATCGATAGCGATAGCATTAACGAAGATGGCTTTAAGGCAATGAGTTTGATGCTCGGCTTGGCTCATGATTTTAAGGAGTTCGCTGAAGATTATGCTATGAAAATGGAACAGATCCCTGAAATCAACAAAAAGCTTGATAAGCTTCTCCAAAAGAGAGAGTCCTAACAAGGACTCCTTCTTTTTTATATTTTGCACATGGAGGTATCCAAATGAGATGATAAATTAAGATCATAAAAATTCCCGGGTGAGAAATTTCAGAAAACATTTTAGGAGGGTATTATGTGGGTTTATCTTTTAGTCGGTGTTCTCTGTAGTTTGAGCGGTGCGCTGACCATGTGGCTTATGACGAAACCGCATGTCGAGGGCGCTATCATAATCGAGAACGATAGTGCATATCTTCAGCTTAATCATGAGGTGGAGCGGCTTGCAGATCATCAATATGTGACCTTCATGGTTATCTCGCGAAAATAACAGATTCTCTTATGGAACAATTAACATTGAAAGGAGTTTTATAATGAACGAAAAGACATTAGAAGAACGAATGGAGGAGGAATTGAAGGATCAGTTGACTGATATTTCAATGCTGCATACGGGTAATCCGGAAAAGACAGAAGCGATTAAAGCGTTCGCCGTACTGTATGATAAGCGGCAGGATACAATCAAGCTGAAGGCTGAAGCTGAAGAAGCACAGGCCAAGAAGAAAGATCGTGTCGTGGATCATATCATCAGTGGCGTTGGAACGGTATTGCCGGTTCTGGCTACAGGTATCATGTATGCAGTTGGCATGAATTTCGAGAAAACTGGTACATTGACCTCGACGTTCTTCCGCAATCTTGTCGGAAAAATGAAAGTCACGAAGTAATTGAACTACAAGAAGGGTCGTTGAGAAATCAGCGGCTCTTCTTTTTTGGGTATTGCAGAAAGAAAAAATATATGATAGGCTGGTTTCAACAACCGAGGAGGACAATATTATGAGTTGGAACGGATTATATGGAATTTTGTCGAACGATCAGGAGCATGCAGAGTATGACGATGTCTACGACGAAGCTGGAGATGCTGTTTACTGCGATCATTGTGGAGCAGAGATCTATTGGAAAGACGGAATTTATATTTGCCCACACTGCGGTAAAACAATGGATCGAGCAGTATTCTTCCGGTACATCGGTGCGACTCCGCCCGGTCCTGAATGTTTGACTTGCGACAATCTATATCCAGGATGTATGAACTGTCCGTATGGGTATGGTAACGATTTACACAGATGAGATACTATTATCAGCCGAAGCAGCAAGATTCATCACGATTCAGTCGTATTTATATTTGTAATCATCCGCTGTATTCTCGCTGTACGCTGTATCAGTTCAATAATTTGGGATTAGCAGTCATCCAACAGAGGTATGATGCAAACGAAAAGACGACCTACTGGACTGAGGTGGATGCGGGGCTTGCTGATGATATTTACCGGCATCCAAAGTTTTATCGCTATTTCAAAACTAAAGCCGCTGAACCAGTAAATAACTTATACCCCACAGTTACAGTCAGGCAAATCATGTGGGCGCTAAAGATGAAGCCGCTCAAACGCGAACGCTGGGAAACGGTATTCGATCGAGCTGACATTTGAGGACGCGAAGATAACATCTCCTATAATGAAAGTAATTATATTTAGGAGGTTTATCTTATGGTTATGTTTGTGTTGCTGTTGATCGCACTTGTTGTAGGCGCAGTAGTCATTGTCAGTATCGGAGGTATTGGCATTGGATTGGCTGTTGTCGGCTTCGGAGATGTGATCGTTGGCATTATCATTCTGATTCTAATAGGTAAAAACCGAAAGAAAGGAACCAGAGATTGAGTCCGCAAGGACTCTTTCTCTTTTTTCGCGGCAAATACACTGCCCTTTATGAAGTAAATACTTTATGGAGGGAATAATTATGAAAAAGAAATCTACACTCGGAAACAAAATTCTGGCTGTCTGTTTACTGATATTATCGGTGATTCCGATAATAATGGAAAAGGAAGCCACAGGATTTATACTTATGTGCATGGTTGCAATTCCGCTGTTCTTTGCAAAAAGAAATTACATCTATGTATGAAAGGGTCCGCACGGACTCTTTCTTTTTTTACGCGAAATTTACATCTGCTCTAATGGAAATAATAACAAAATAAAGGAGATATTACTATGAAATTCTGGAACAAGACTTATAACGAGTTAACCGTTAAGGAACTTACGATCTGGGCTGTTGCTCTGAGCGCGATTGCCGCTGCAATCTCGTATATCAGCATTGCTACGGACTGGTTTGAAACGGCTGGCGAGAAAATCACTGGAGTCTGGAATAAGATCTTCCACAAGTAATTTCCAATGGGAGAAGTCCTGCATGGGCTTCTCTCTTTTTCTTTCGCGAAAAACACAAATTGTATTATGAGAAAGAAGTGGTAGTAGTGAGTCATGGGTGCGAGTCCCATCACCTGCGATTGGTGTCACATAGGAAATATGACCGAGCGACTCTCGGGCGGGAATTGAACCGCACAAGACCACACTTTCTCTTTTTCTTTTACGCAAAAATTACAAGTCGTATTATGAAGGAGGGTTATATGATGAATTTGAAGCGAAATGATGTAAACTGCAAGCCTAATCTGCAGACTGTGATAACCAATTCGCCACTGTTTGATCCAGTGACGATTATGGATTCTTTCTCGCCAGAGGACAGGCAAAAACTAATAAACAAATGCATACAAATGAGAATTATGATTCACCGCAAACTGAAGGAGAAGAGGGGCTAATGCTCCTCTTTTTTATGCTCGACAATACATATAAAAGGAGAATGAAATATGCACCGCAACAATCCTGAAATTCTTGAAGATGGCACCAAATATTATCCACCGATCGACAGCTGTTCTTATGATGAGCATGAACTCGACATGTATTTCATTGGTGATAATTACGGAAAAGATGAAGATTAACGCGAAATTTACAAGTCGTATTATGAAGAGACTATTAGCTTCAATGGTAAAGCACAAGATAAAAATCTTGGATTGTTGGTTCGAGTCCGACATAGTCTCTTCTTTATATTTTTTGAAAGGAAGTATCAATCATGCGAATTAACATTCGAAAAGCTGGGCCGTTGATTGCGACCGGACTGGCATGTGCCGGTGTCATTGTAACGGCACTTCTGGCAGTGAAGAAAGCTCCAGAGGTTCGGGAAGCTGTGGAAGATGCACGTTCTGAACAAGACGGGGTTTTAAGCCCAATCGGGGTTATCAAAGCTGCAGCGCCTTCGGCATGGCCGGTTTGTGCTGTTGCAGCTGGAACGATGGCCTGCATCATTGGAATTCAAGCAATGAATCAAAAGCAGCAGGCGTCTCTTGTAGCTATGTATGGTATTGCAGCCAAGAGCCTGAAGAAGTATGACGGCAAAATCAAAGAGCTGTTTGGCGAAGATGCGCCTGCTAAAGTGAAAACGGCGATTGCACAGGACACAGTTGATGAGTGCCCTAAGCCGAATCCAGTCGGAGATGCTTGCACGTTCTACGATATGATCTCTGGCAGATATTTTACGAGTACCATGCTCGAAGTTCGGGATGCGGAGTACCATTTCAATCGGAACTTCATCCTTCGAGGTGGACAGGCAGTTTTGAATGAATTATATGATTTTCTTGGTCTGGATCATATTGAGGGCGGTGACATTGCAGGCTGGGATGTCTGCGCAATCGGTGAATTCTACGGATATGAATGGATCGATTTCGATCATGAAAAAGTAACAATCACCGGCGATGACGGGAATGAGTTTGAATGCTATATTCTTTCCTGCCCGTTTCCGCCCTGTTATTTGAATAAAAAAGAAGAATTTGATCCGATTGAATTCGAATGCGCGGAAAAAACACCGCTTATTATGAAGGAGGCATGAACTTATGAAAAAGGTCAACACACTGAAAATTCTCGGCGTTGTATCGTCTATCCTTGGTCTGGTACTACCATTACTGGATCAGTATCTGGACGAGCAGAAAACGAGAGAAATCGCACGTGAAGAAGCTCAGAAAGTTCTGGCTGAATCCAACGAAGAAGAGTCTGAATAAGACTCTTCTTTTATATTTGCTATGGATGCAGCTGAACTTGTTGTGAAGTACATAGAGACTTCGCTTCCTCCGCCTCAGATCGAATGGGGGCGAAGAGAATTTGACCAGAGGATCTATGAACGATGGGCAGCAGAAGAACTGTTATCCCGCTTGTTGAACTGCGGTGAAAAAGATCCGGTTGTAGTGGCAGACGGATATTTGCTGTCTCTTATCGCTGCCACAGGATCTTGCATAGACAATAAAAACCTTATATTCTCCTCTGCGATTCATACCGCGGAGACACTATTACATCTCATTGAGAAGGAGTATTCAGTATGAAGACAACAACTTTAACAAGTATGATGACTTGTGCATGGAAGGCGATGCGAAAACATTCTCCTGAGATCCTGACTGCACTTGGAATCGCCGGATTTACAACGGCCGCAGTAATGGCTGTTAAAGTCACCCCGAAGGCGCTTGAAAAAGTGCGGCAGGACAGTCAGAAGAACCATAATGGCGATCGTTATGCCTATACAAAAAAAGAGGCCGTCGTATCAGCTTGGCGCCATTATGTACCGGCAGTTGGCGTTGGTCTTTCGTCCGCTGCCTGTCTGATATTTGCCACATCCACAAATCTGAGACGAAATGCAGCGCTGGCTACAGCATATTCAATCTCGGAGGCAACACTTCGGGACTATCAGGCAAAGACGCTTGAGATGGTTGGCCCGGAAAAAGAGCAAGAGATCCGTAATGCTGCAATCAAAGAGCGCACCGAACGTCAGCCAATTCAGACGGATAAGCTCTTTGTAACACGAAAGGGCGAGACTTTGTGCTATGATCCGTGGTCTGATCGTCTGTTCAAGTCAGATCCAGACTTTATCACGAAAGCAGCAAATTCACTCAGTCGTGAAATGCTGGATTCCGGGTATGTCAGTCTGAATGATTTCTATTATGAGATCGGATTGACGGAGACCAAAGCTGGTAATGAACTCGGATGGAAGATCGATAAAGGCTTGATCGATCCGATCTTTAGTGGTCAGCTCACACAGGATCAGCAGCCATGTTTAGCGATCGACTTCCGTGTACAACCTGCGATTGGATTCGATGAATGAGGTGCTGTGGGATGAATTTGAATTTCAACAGTGTATTTGGACAGCGAATCGTCTCTCGAATTATACGTCGAATAGCAAAAAAGAAGTTTGGCTGCGATGTAGATGTACAGATCTCGGATCTTCAGCTCTATGAGACTGCAGATGACAAGCATGTGTGTTTGTCGGCTAATTTTAAGCTGAGCGTTGTAAAGAATGATGTTGATAAACTTGTCAACATGGTCTGATTGCGCGAAATTTACATCTGCTCTAATGGAGAAATACCAAATTATTATAAAGGAGTTTTAACAATGGAAAACACTATGAACAATGAAGTCATCACAAAGGAAACGGAAGCTACTTCCGAATCGACGGAACTGACTCCTGCAAAGCAGGACGATGTGCATGTTATGACTGCTGGTGAAACCGCTATTGGCGTCGGTATTATTGGTGGACTGTCCGTGCTTGCATGGGAGGCCGCGATTAAGCCGTTGGGCAAGAAGGTACTCGCCGCAGGTAAGACTGCACTTCAGAAAGCGAAGGAGAAAAAGGCCGGCAAATTTGAGAAGAAGGCCGAAGAACCTGAAGACCTCGTTGAGGTTGACGAGAATTAAACTCGATTAGTAATCCGTAATTCTCAGTGAGAGGAGTCCGCAAGGGCTCTTCTCTTTTATTTTTATGAGGGAGGTTGACTATGGATTTATATTCGTACACCGGTCCGGTCACAATGTTTGATCGTTGTGTCGCACATTACTGGAAGGGCGAGACGTATGCTTCCAGCGAGAAAAAAGCAAAAAGTAATTTGATCTTCCAGTATAAGCAGCAAAACGGCTTGATTCCGGCGAGTAAAGTCAATCTTCCCGGCAAGCTTGTGAAGCTCGAACAGTGAAAGGAGCCGGGTATGGCTGAAATCAAATCTTTGGAAGAGAACAATGCACCGCGTGAGAAGCGGGAAAAGCTCATCACAGGTGAGGCGAAGACTAGGAAGCGTCTGGGCGATGTCTTTATTGCAGAGGATGTCCGAACTGTCAAGAATCATATTTTCATGGACGTGGTTGTTCCTGCAATTAAGACTGTCATCGTAGATATTGTCACAAATGGCATCCAGATGATGCTTTGGGGCGATACGATCAATCGTGGAAAGGCGCCAGGAACCAAATACAACTACGGCAACTGCTATAGCAGCTTGAATCAGCCGCAGCGTACCCAGAAAACCAATTATACGGGCTATGGCTATGAAGATCCGATCGTTACCTCTCGTGGTGATGCGGAACGGATCTTGCAGGAGATGAGCGAGATCATTCAGGAATATGGTCAGGCGAGTATTGCAGATCTCTATGATCTGTGCGGTATCACCGGTCGCCCGACTGATATGAACTATGGCTGGACCGAAATGCCCGGAGCACGCTCTATCCGAATCCCTGAGGGTTATGTCATTCAGATGCCGAGACCTATCTGTATTAAGTAAAAGAAAGGACATTTTTCTATGAAAAACGAAATGATGCAAAAGGCCGCAAATGCCTTGACGAAATTCAGTGCGAAAGCAAAAGCACATTCTCCCGAAATCCTGCTAATTGCAGGCATTGCCGGTGTAGTCGGTACGGTGATTCTGGCATGTGCCGGAACCCGGAAACTCGATGCTGTTCTTGAAGACAGCAAGCAGCGTATTGAGGAAGCAAAAGAAACCGTCGTTGAGAATGAGGACGGACAGACAACATCTGGCAGTCAGAAGGCACTCGTGAAAGCATATGCACAGACAAGTCTGGACTTTGCGAAGATCTATGGCCCGGCAGTCATGCTTGGAGGCTTGTCGATCTATTGCCTGCTCTCTTCACATCGAATCATGAAAGATCGCAATGAATCTCTCGCGGCGGCATACACGACCGTTTATACGGCATTTAAACAGTATCAGGATCGTGTTGCAGAGAAAATCGGCGCAGAAGCAGAAAAAGAAATCCGCTATGCTGTTGAGAAAAAGAAGGTCGACGAGACTGAGACGGATGAAAATGGGAAGCAGAAAAAGCTCAAGAAGTCCATTGACATCGCGACAATGCCGAGTGGTTATGCGAAGTTCTTTGATGAGTGCTCCCGCGAATGGATGAAGGATCCGGAACTGAATCTTATGTTCCTTCGCGGAAAACAGGCAATGCTCAACAACAAGCTTCAGGCGTGTGGTTTTGTGTTCCTGAATGAAGTCTACCGTGAGCTTGATCTTTGCGAACCGACGCAGGAAGGTCAGGTGGTTGGCTGGTATTATACGCCAGAGCATCCGAGTTTCATCGACTTCGGCATTTACAACACTAACCGTTCGACGGAGCGCTTTGTCAACGGATATGAGCGCTCGATTCTGCTTGACTTCAATGTGGATGGCGTCATCATCGACAAGCTGTAAGGAGGTTTTGATATGAAAATGCTCAGTTATATTTTGTCCGCTGCGGCGGGCATTTTCTTTGTGTCGGGTATGTTGGTGCTTGGAGGCTGACATGGACTTCTTTGGTGCTGTTATCACAGAAATTGATTATATTCTTGATTCCAGACGCAAGCGTCACATCGTTGGTGGGCTTCTTATCAGTCTTGCATTGATGTGCGGCGGACTTGCTGTCACAGTTGGAACATTGAAGGAGGATGAAGATGCATAAAGCATTATATTTTGCACTTGGCGTTGCCGTCGGTGCAGGTGCATCGTGGTACTTCTGGAAGGAGTATCATAGAAAAAGAGCTGACGAAGAAATTCAGTCGGTGAAGGACGCCTTTGCGCCCAAAAAAGTAGAGGAAGAAAAAAACGAGAAAAAAGAGCCACAGATGACGGCGGAGCAGATCGCTTATGAAAAGGAGCGGCAGTCCAAACTTCAGGACTATCGGGCGCTGGTTCGTGAGTCTGGTTATCAGACACGGACTTCGCCGAAGGATTTGCTGGAAGATGATCCTAATGAGCAGACGCCTGGCGACAGCGTCACCAAGCCATATGTCATCAAACCAGAAGAGTTTGACACGCTCGATAACTACGATGCTGTCTGCTATACCTACTATGCAGATGGTGTTTTGGTCGACGAAGATGAGGATCCACTTGAGATTCCTGAAATCGCTACGTCGATCGGCTTGGACTTTGCTTCCCACTTCGGTGATTATGATGAGGATTCTGTTCACATTCGAAATGATCTGCGCCACATCGATTATGAAATCGTCCGAGATTTGAGAAAGTACGGGGATTTCCATGAATCAGAATGAGCTGACTGATGCCTACTTTGAGTGGATGTATCAGCTCGCATTTCCAAACCAAAATGATATTTCATATCGTAGACTTTGTGCATACCTAAATAATGTCACATTCTATCCACGCTTGCCGATGGACGAAAATCGTGCACAGGATGGCGAAGATCTCCGGTATCGTTTTGGCTACGATCAAGGTTATATCCATCCAGAGATTGGATCGCTGCTCGACTGTAGACCATGCAGTATGCTGGAGATGATGGTCGCTCTAGCTCTTCGTATGGAAGAGGACATCATGGCAAATCCAGCAATGGGTAATCGCTTACCGCAATGGTTCATGGAGATGCTGCAGAGCCTTGGGCTGGATGATATGACGGATGATCAATTCGACCGCCATAAAGTCATGACCGTCGTTCGGCGATTCATGGATGGAAAGTACAAGCCAAATGGAAAAGGCGGACTGTTTACAATCCCCTCATGTGAGCGCGATTTAAGAACTGTGGAGATCTGGTACCAGATGAACTGGTATCTGAACAGTATTATTTACGAGAAAGGATGTTAACAATGGACGAGATGCTTCATTATATTTTCAAAAACATGCAGAATTACGACCAGGAATTTCTGGCCACAGCTCGCGGATTTATTGCAGTGAAAAAGTGCTTCAAGGCTCAGAATAAGGTCAACAACCTTGTCACCTTGAGTCTGTGCCTGTTCTTGGTTATGCATACGATTGCCTATTCGGATATCAAAAACCTCTATGAGAGAGTTGCAGAACTCGAAAAGGAGAAAAATCAGAATAAAGGGGAATAAGGATCTCTATGTTTGACTTCCTCAGGATTTCTACCAGAAGCAGCAAGCAAGGTATTGAAATCTACCCGAAGTTCAGGATTTGTAAGTCTTCTGATCTCATGATTCGCGGCGGGGACTTTTATGCAATCTGGCTGGAAGATCGAGGAATGTGGTCTACGGACGAGCAGGACGTTTTGGATCGAATCGACTATGAACTCGACAAATACGTCAAAGAGAATAAAGAGCTCTTCGGCGATCATCCAAGAGTCTTGCATGTCCGAGACTCGGAAACCAGATTCATCGGTGCATGGCACCAGTTCTGTCAAAGAGATATGCGGGATTCCTACCACATGCTGGATGAGAAATTGATATTCTCCAATATGCCGACGAGTAAAAAAGATTATGCCAGCAAGCGTCTGCCGTATCCATTGGAACAAGGCAGTCATGAAGCATATGATCGTCTGATGTCTGTTTTATATTCTCCGGAAGAGCGGATGAAGATCGAATGGGCAATCGGTTCAATCGTATCTGGTGAATCCAAGCGGCTGCAGAAGTTCATGGTGTTGTATGGTGCTGCAGGTACGGGTAAATCTACTGTCCTGAACATTATTCAGCAGCTCTTTGAAGGCTATTACTCGGTGTTCGATGCCAAAGCACTTGGTTCGTCTTCAAATGCTTTTGCACTGGAAGCATTTAAGACAAATCCGCTTGTTGCCATCCAACATGATGGTGACTTGTCACGCATTGAAGATAATACTCGTCTGAACTCACTTGTCTCTCATGAAATCATGACCGTCAATGAGAAGTTCCGTCCGACCTATTCGAATCAGTTCAAGGCATTTCTCTTTATGGGTACCAACAAGCCAGTAAAAATCACGGATGCAAAATCTGGCCTGCTCCGGCGACTGATTGACGTGTCCCCTTCCGGAGAAAAGCTGTCCCCGAAAGAATATAAGGTTGTGACAAAACAGATTGCATTTGAACTGGGTGCGATTGCCTATCATTGTCAGGAGGTTTATCTTTCAAATCCCGGTCGCTATGATGACTATGTTCCACTCGGGATGCTTGGTGCTTCCAACGATTTTTACAATTATATTCTCGATAGCTACTATGTGTTCAAGTCGGAGGATTCGACGACACTCAAGGCAGCATGGGCGATGTATCGCACATACTGTGAAGATGCTAATGTCCCCTATCCCCTCTCGCAGCGTCTGTTCAAAGAAGAACTGAAAAACTACTTCCAAGAGTATTCCGATCGTTACAATGCAGCGGACGGAAACCGGGTTCGGAGTTTCTATCAGGGATTCCGAGCAGACAAGATCGACGGAAAGGATGTTGGGATTCTTCCGGAAGCAGAACCTGCTGGAATCGAGTTTCTGAAACAGAAATCGCGGTTTGATGAGATCTGTGCGGATTGTCCTGCGCAGTATGCGACGGCAAAAGAAACCCCAACGCAGCCCTGGTCTGAGGTTCGCTCCACCCTTCATGAGCTTGATACACAAAAATTACACTATGTCCGTGTCCCAGAAAATCATATTGTCATCGATTTTGATATTCCGGGCGATGACGGAAAAAAGTCATTTGAACGAAATCTGAAAGAGGCATCGAAATGGCCACCGACGTATGCAGAGCTTAGTAAATCCGGTGCTGGTATTCATCTGCATTATATTTACACAGGAGATGTCTCCAAACTCAGCTCTGTTTATGCCGATCATATCGAGGTGAAGGTATTTAGTGGAAAGAGTTCTCTTCGCAGAAAGCTTACCAAATGCAATAATCTTCCGATTGCGACGCTCAGTTCAGGTCTTCCACTGAAAGGAGAGAAACCAATGATTGATCCGAATGTGGTACAGAGCGAGAAAGGTCTCCGCACCACAATTCAGAAATGTTTGCGCAAAGAGATCCACGGCGATACACGCTCCAATATCGATTTCATCTACAAAGTGCTAGAGGACGCTTATAACAGCGGGATGCACTATGATGTTGGAGATATGGAGAACGCTGTGATCAACTTTGCTATGAAGAGTACCAATCAGGCAGATTACTGCCTGAAGCTTGCGACAAAGATGCACTTCAAGTCTGATGATCCGGCAGATCCGATTGCTTCCAATGAGAACGATCCAATTATATTCTTCGATGTCGAAGTCTTCCCGAACCTCTTCCTAATCGTTTGGAAGATTCAAGGGCCTGGGCATTCTTGCGTCCGAATGGTGAATCCGAAACCCCGTGAGGTTGAAGAACTCTTCCACTATAAGCTGGTCGGGTTTAACAACCGCCGGTACGATAATCACATCTTGTACGCAGCCATGCTCGGTTACAGCCCGATGGAGATCTTCAAACTATCTTCCAGAATCATCAATGACCACAATAATGGGGATCTGTTTGGTGAGGCATACAATATCTCTTACACGGATATTTATGACTTTGCATCGGCAGTAAACAAAAAGAGCCTGAAGAAATTCGAGATTGAACTCGGTATTCATCATCAGGAACTTGGTTTGCCGTGGGATCAGCCAGTTCCAGAGGATATGTGGGATAAGGTCGCTGAGTATTGCGAGAACGATGTAATCGCAACAGAGGCAACGTTTGATCATCTCAAGGCAGACTGGAATGCGCGGTTAGTTCTGGCGAAAGTTGCAGGTATGCTGCCGAACGACACCACGAACAGTCTCTCCACCCGAATTATATTTGGCAAAGAGAAGCATCCACAAAGCCAGTTCAACTACCGTGATATGGGCGACACATCCATTCCGACGCATTCCTGGATTTGGCCTCCGGAAAAAGATCTACCCTTCAAATCTGAGTGCGATACATACAACCTGTTTGATGATCTTAATCGTCCTGTATTTCCCGGATACAAATATGAATATGGGAAATCGACGTATCGGGATGTGAGTGCACTTAACCCAAATCCTGATCAGCAGACAGTTGGCGAAGGCGGCTATGTCTATGCAGAACCTGGTATGCACCGAAATGTTGTGGTCTTGGATGTTGCATCCATGCATCCAAGCTCGATCATTGCAGAGCAGCTGTTCGGTCCTATCTATACGAAGCGCTTTGAAGAGATCAAAGACGCCCGTGTTGCCATAAAGCATGGAGAGCTTGATAAGGCGCGGTCCATGCTGAATGGTAGTCTGAACGAAGCCATTGATATGATTGAGCGGGGCGAGATGACGACCGATGATCTGGCTCTGGCACTGAAAACGGTCATTAACTCTGTTTATGGCCTCACATCGGCAAAGTTTGACAATCCGTTCCGTGACAAACGTAATGTGGACAACATTGTCGCAAAGCGTGGTGCTTTGTTCATGATCAACCTCAGAAATGAGGTGCAGTCCCGTGGATTCACAGTTGCACACATCAAGACAGACTCGATCAAGATCCCGAACGCAACACAGGAGATCATTCAGTTCTGCTTTGACTATGCGAAACAGTATGGTTATATTTTCGAACACGAATCGACCTACGAAAAAATGTGTCTCGTCAATAATGCCGTCCTGATCGCAAAGTACGCAGACCCCGAATGGTGCAAAAATGAGTATGGATATATTCCGGAGAAAAACGGAAAGCATCCAAATGAATGGTCTGCAACGGGAACGCAGTTTGCAGTCCCGTATGTGTTCAAGACACTCTTCTCGCATGAACCGATCGAGTTTGGTGATCTCTGTGAAACAAAGTCGGTAACGTCCTCGCTCTCACTGGATATGAACGAGAACCTTCCACCGGACAAGCACAATTATATTTATGTCGGACGAGTCGGTCAGTTCTGCCCGATCAAAGCTGGATGCGGCGGCGGCCTGCTGATGCGCGAAACAACAAACAAGACAACCGGAGAAAAAGGATATGCGGCAGCTACCGGGTCGAAAGGCTATCGGTGGCTGGAATCTGAGTCGGTGCGGCTTCTGGAGAAGGAAGCGTGCATCGATGTTTCTTATTATGACGCACTTGTCGATGATGCCAGAGCTGCGATTGCTAAATTCGGTGATGCAGACTGGTTCATTGATGGGAAAGAAGACACACCTCCGTGGGAAACTGCGGAGGAACCCTGGTCAAACGGCGATACATTCGCTGTCAGATAAATCAACATTTATATTTTGAAAAGGAGTTTCAACACTATGGAAAACGTTCGTAACATCCCTCCCCTTAACATTCAGGGCGCCAAGATCGTAAAGCGTAACTTCGCCGGTCGTATGGAAGACTACAATCGTGAAGGCAATCGCTACTTCACCATCCGCATCGATGATCCGGAGCTGGCACAGTCCTTGCTTGCGGATGGCTGGAAGCTCCGTGAGGGTAAGCTGCGCAATGAAGACGATGAACCGCGTTGGTATATGGACGTCAAGGTCGCGTTCAATGAGTATTACCCGACGAAGATCTGCATGTACTCGGGCAAGACTCGGAAAGAACTGAATGAGGATACCTGCGCGATTCTTGATCGTGCTCGTATCATCAATGCCGATATGACGGTTCGTCCCCGTTATTGGGAGGTCAATGGTAAGTCTGGGTATAAGGCGTATCTGAAGGTCCTTCATGTGACCATCGAGGAAGAGGATCCGTGGGCTGATGCCTATTCCCAGTACAACGAGCAGTAATTTATACATTTCGGGAGCTCTGAAACATGGGCTCCCGACTTATATTTTGGAGGTTTAACAGCTATGAAACAACGTTTTGTATTCGGTCTCGGACTGACTTTAGGATTTTTCATTGGGGCTGCACAGACCGTGGGACAAATGATGTCCGTTGATGAGATTCGCAAGGCTTGTGCGAATCGTGTAGCCAATAAGATTTCGGATTTTCTATATGGAAAGTGCCGTTGTGATTACGCTTATGACTTGCGCTTTGTGACACAGAAAGACTGCGAGAATGCATGGCATGATATTTGTGAGATCATTCAGTTGTATGGTCAGATCACTGTGGCCGAGGTAAAGAAAATTGCTGGTGTAAAGTCGAGCTCTTATGAGGATACGAAAAGAGGTTGGGCTGGGAATCTCGGTATGAGTCTCAAACCCGAAAAAGATGAAACATGGACCATCCATTTACCGGAACCCAAAAGACTGCCGCTAAGAGGGTATTGTCATGCATAACACCATTAAGCAAATATGTCTGTATCTTACGATTGTATCTTGGGTTTTGCTACTTCGGACAGTTCCAGACTTCGTCATTACATGGGTTGAGGAATATTGGCGTCTTGTGGCTATTTTCTCCACCATCACATGGCTTTGGTATTGTGTCTACGATAATCACAAAAACTGAGAGGAGATGCTTATATGGTTTCCAACTATAAAGAAGTGTATTTTGATACTTATTGCTCGAAATGCAAGTATCTGAAAAAGACTGAGCAGGAGGAGCCGTGCGACGAGTGCCTCAATAGCCCAGTCAACGAATACACCCATCGTCCTGTCAAATTCGAGGAGAAAGAATGAGCGGGATCAGCCTTTATGATTTCCAACTCGAAGCCGTTAAAAAGATGCATAACGGCTGCATCCTTTGCGGTGATGTCGGAAGTGGTAAATCCAGAACGTCCCTTGCATACTACTGTCTCCAGCAAAATCGAAGCGGGAACACAATTGTATATGGAAAGATCCCGCAAAAAATTGAAGATCTCTACATCATTACAACTGCTCGCAAACGAGATACATTCGAATGGGATTCTGAACTAGCGAACTTCCGCATGTCCACGGATCCCGAGAATGATGCATTTAAGCACTCTGTTGTCATCGACTCCTGGAACAACATCCAGAAGTACAAGGACATCAAGGGCGCTTTCTTTATATTTGACGAGCAGCGTGTGGTAGGTCGCGGAGAATGGGTAAAGAGCTTCCTGAAAATTGCAAAGGCAAATCACTGGATCCTACTCTCGGCAACCCCGGGTGATAAGTGGGAGGATTATATTCCTGTCTTTGTCGCTAATGGATTCTATAAAAATCGTACACAGTTTAGCAACGAGCATATTATCTGGGATCCGCGAGTCAGTTTTCCGAAAGTGCGTGGATATTTTAACACCAACCGTCTGATCCGACTTCGCAATCAGGTACTTGTCCAGATGGACGATCAGCGAACAACGATTCCGCATCATGAAGATGTGTTCGTTGCCTATGATATTTCAGCCTATCGTAATCTGACACGAACACGCTGGAATCCATGGCTTGAAAAACCAATTGAGACTGCATCAGAGCTGTGTTATGCATGGCGAAAGGTCGTTAACTCAGATGACTCTCGACAGCTTGCTGTGCTAGAAATTCTGGAAGACCATCCAAAAGCAATTATATTCTATAACTTCGACTATGAGTTGGAGATTCTGAGGGGTATCGGATATGAAGAAGGAACCGAAATCGCCGAATGGAATGGGCATAAACATGATGCACTTCCTACCGGTAACAAGTGGGTCTATTTGGTGCAGTACACGGCAGGTTGTGAAGGATGGAATTGCGTCACGACAGACACAATTATATTTTTCTCCCAAACCTATTCCTACAAAGTGCAGCACCAAGCCGAAGGCCGTATCAATCGTCTTAATACCCCTTACCGAGATCTCTACTATTATCACCTGAGAAGTCGAAGTGCCATCGATCTTGCGATTTACCGCGCTTTATCAGAAAAGAAAACATTCAACGAAGGCGCGTATCTCAAGCGCGCTGGATTTTTTAAGAAGGAGAAAGTTCAATGAGACGACGCAACAATTTATACCTGATGCTTTTGATTTTTATCATGTTAACCCTCGCAATTATTTTCTGTGCAGCAATGCTGGTTATTCAGGATCAGAGCGAAAATATGGAACAGCAGCAGGAGCTCGAAGCAGTTCGTATTCGTGAAAAGCAAGAAACTATGAGCGAGCTGACGACACTTACATATGCCGAGCCGAGAGCCTATGAGAATCCGCTGGCAGATGAAGAAAATGTCAAGGCTGTTATTCTGAATCATTATGAGGAAACCCATACAGATGCTAAAGATGAGCCCAGCTATGATGGAAAAGGCGGTCTGGAATGTGCATTCAAAGAGGATGTTGAACGACTCGCCTGTGTTATTTATCAGGAAGCTGGCGGAGACGCTTGTTGCGACTTATGCCGTAAGCGAGTGGCAGATGTCGTTCTCAATCGCGTCAAAGATCCTCGGTTCAAAGGTACAACTATTGAGGAAATTCTGATTGATGGGGATCCTGCTCCACAGTGGGGTTTATATTCTGTTACTGGTGTTGTGTGGCCGGCAAAAGCATCGTATCCCGAAGAAGCAGCCGCTGTTCAGCGAGCTTGGGATACAGCTTTCGATGTGCTAGAAGGTAATCATAGTGATTTGACCGAGGATTATATTTGGTGTGCAGAATTTCCGCAGGGTACAGATGTCATCGAATGTTGCGGAATTTACTTCGGGAAATGAGGCGGATTCCGCAAGTCGGCGACCGACGGATGGAGTCGTTCATAAGAAGAGACCTTTATGCCCCATGCAAATTGAGCGATCCCGAACCATGTGTGGTTACATATGTGAATTACCAACATCGCTGGTACGAAGTTTATTTCGAAAGGCTAGGCTTCTATTGTGGCTATAAGTTTGACGATATCAACGAGGAAGAGACAGACCCCAATTGATTATTCAGGAGGGATCCGTCTATGACCACTACCCAAATCAGAGAATTGATTAACCGACGGCGTCGGCAGGTTCTCGTGCACAGTGTGATCTACTATAAGCTCAATGCTAATCTAATTGATGATGCCACATGGTCCAAATGGGCCCTTGAGCTTGAGGAATTACAGAATCGATATCCAAAAATTGCCGCGGAATGCTTTTTAGCAAAAGCATTTGAGAACTTTGACCATTCAACTGGGATGAGTTTACCGCTGGATGATCCGTGGGCAGTGCACACAGCACAATATCTGCTCTCGATTGCGCGTAAAATACAATGCGCTTTATGAAGGGAGTTGATATTTTATGAACAATCTTATTCTTTATGGCATTGGAGATGCAAAGTATCAATATCGGGTACTCAAGTATTTCTGCATTTACGATGAGAACATCGACATTGCTGAGATCAAACGTATTGCACGCATGATGCAGGTGGTAAACCCAAGCATTGAGCATGTATATTTGATCAGCAATCGGCATGGCCTGAAACGTGAATTTCAGGAATAAATCAAACGAAACTCGATTGAGAGCTGTGCAATTTTCAAAGACACATTGGAAAGAGAAGGTATTCAAATCTTTTAACCTGTAATGAAGCGGGACGTCTGACACAAGGCGTCTTCGCTTTTATTTTTACGAAAGGACATATAACTATGGACGATTTAAGCAACTTCATACAATCAGTCGGTGCAATGGCTGAAATGACAGCAATATTTTATAACGCGTTATTAGACGCGGGTTTATCGGAAGACGTTGCTGTGACATTAACTGCCAAAATGATTGGTGAAGTCATCAGACCTAATGGAAGCACGCAAAAGGAGGACGAGCAATGAATAACTATATTTTCCTCATCGTTGGTCCTTCTGGAAGCGGAAAAAGCACGATCGCCGAACAGCTGGTGGAAACCATGAATCTCAAGCAGATCGAGTCTTATACTACCAGAAAGCCACGCTCCCGTCATGAAAAAGGACACATTTTCGTGACTGACAAAGAATTCGATAAGCTTACGGAATTAGTTGGCTATACTGAATTCTGCGGTCATCGCTATGCTGCTACAGCAGCTCAAGTTGAGGAAAATGATATTTATGTCATTGATCCAGCTGGGGTTGCTTTCTTTAAAGAGCATTATCACGGAACAAAGAAGGTAAAGGTTCTCGGTATCTGGGCAACGGAGCCCGCCAGAAAAAAGAGAATGTTCCTGCGCGGAGATCCTGAGGATGCTATTGTGAAGCGTCTGGAGAACGATAGAACGGCATTCAGCACAGATATCTGTGACATTGTCTTTTATAACAAAAACCTGCAGGAAACGCGCGAAGCCGTCGCACAGTGCATTTCCTGGTATCTCTTTATCAAGAACTGAACATAAGGAGGACATTATCATGTCAAACGCAACGAAAGAACAGATGAAAGAAGAAGCTATCGCTCGTATGACGCTGCTTCATATTCATTCCAATGCCATTCACGAGTTTCAGACGGAGAACCTTGTGAACTACTCCCAGTTCGGTGTTCTCTTCTGGCTCACAGAGGAACAGCAGAAGCGAGTGGAGGAGTTTGAAAAACAGTCTGGAAATCTCGTCTATCACGTAATCGAAAATCATTATGTCGAACTCGGACGGATGCTTACATTCCTCTATGTCTCGCCGTATATGGAGGAATGGGAACGAGATCGTAAAGAACTTGCGGCCAGAGAACCTCTTGCATATGTAGCGAATCTCACTGACGAGATCTGTTCAGAGTATGGTCATGTTGGCATTAAACCATGTTGCGGCGGATTAAGGAGGACTTGGTGATGGCAACTCTACCAACTGTTGATTTTACCCTCAAATACGAACGACGGCTCTGCAAGGTCAAAAGCGAGCTTGGATATTTTCACTGCTGGGAGCATTTTAGCGAGCCTGTACCCGCTGGTCTGACAATTGGCTCTCCCCCGGCAGGAGTTATCAGTTATGTTGTTGGCATCGTAGAATTTGATGACGGTATCCGACGTGTGGATCCCACTGAGATCAAGTTCTGTGATGAAGAACACGCGAATCTCTGTGCACTGAATAAATATGAAAAGGAGCATGATACAAATGAGAAAAAATGAAAGACTCATTGGCATAAGACCATATCAAACATCTACAGGCGATTGGCATCTTGAACTTACGTATGCTTATGAAGACAAAAAAGGCGAGCATCACGTGATATTCCCCGATGTTCTGTGCCCATTTCCGATGCGAGCAGTTCCTTTTCCTGATACCACGCCTAAGGCCGTTGGAATCTATCTTCGCTCGTGTGGATTTTCGATTCCGGGATTGGATCCGATTCCATTGAATATGGGGTCTTGTCAGCTGGCACAGACGCGTGGAAATACCGAGCCAGCGTATGCCTTCGATATCATCACAAACTACTTCACGCGTGACATGACGATTGAAGAAATTGAGAAAGAGCTCGGATACAAGGTAAAAATTGTATCTAAGGAGGAGAAGAAATGACAAAGGAATTTTGTGATATTTGTGGAAGGCCCATCGAGACATATAAAAACGTTTCTGAGTTTAAGCTTAAAAAGGCAGTTCACACATTGCGTGAAAGCTGGTGGCAAAAACTTACTGTTCACAATGCTTGCTGGAGGGAACTGTGTAAGCAAATCGCAGATATAACGATTACATATGAGCCAATGGAGGACGACCAATGAAATGCTTTTATCATAATGATGCAGACGGAAAGTGTGCCGGGTTCTGGGTGCACTACAGAACTCATCTTGCACCGCATACGGAAACTATGGACTTCATCGAGATGAGCTATGAAAAACCGTTTCCGATGGATACAATCCTGCCTGACGAGCAGATTTATATTGTGGACTACTCCATCATGCCTAATGAGATGCGGGAGCTGCTGAAGATCACGCAGGATGTCACCTGGATCGATCATCACAAAACGGCGATTGAACGCTATAAGGACTTTGGACATGATATTCGCGGTATCCGGTATGATGGAATCGCTGGATGCATGCTGACATACTGCTATCTCACTCATATGACGAATGGCGGACGCGGTGAAGTTCATCCGTTTGACATTAAGATGACAGAGGATGCTCCGCTGTTCACAAAGCTGATTGCTGACTGGGATGTCTGGAAGTTCGAGTTCGGCGACCTGACACGCCGCTTTGTCACAGCATTCAACTGTGGCAACTTTGATCCGCAGAACCCTGAATGGCTGAAATTTGATCGTGTACAATCCCGTGAAGGGTGCCTTGAAACCTATATGGTCATCGAAGGCGCGAGCATGATTAAATACCGTGATGGTTGGGCAAAGGGATATTTGGAGAGGTTTGGATTCGAGACCGAGTTCGAGGGCCTTAAGTGCTTTGCAGTCAACCTCAGTAATTGCAGCAGCGAGTATTTTAAGTCGCTGCCTGAAGAAAAATACGATGCTTTCATCGCATTCGCCTTTAACGGTAAGGAATGGATTGTCAGCATGTATTCGACCAGTGTGGATGTTAGCGTGATCTGCAAGAAGTATGGCGGTGGAGGTCATAAGGGAGCTGCTGGGTTCCATGCCAAGGAGCTGCCGTTTGTAGAATAGACCGCTAGTTTAAGAGGAAAACAATATGACGCGAGAAGAATGGTATAAACATAAAACGCTAGATGCTATTCAGCAGTTAAATGAATATGTCGAGCTCATTATGAATGGCAATATGGCATCTCATATGTCCGACTCTGAAACCAGCAACGTTTATCACGGATTATCTGTATTAAATAGTGATATTACGAAGTCGCTGCTGGAGATGCATTCCAAACAGCAGCCTAATTTGAAATGGAAAAGAATATGAAAAAACATGAATTTAACGCATCATGACGACGGAAAATCACGATGGCAATCACATGAGATCGGGCTTTTCGAGAAAGATTTTTGCAATCAGGAATATGACGTATTCTCACACAACTTCATGGACCTGACTGGCTACGGAGAAACAAAAGAACAAGCTGCGGAAGATTTCAAGAGAAAATTCCGATATCTTCTGGATGAGTGGAATGCCTTTGCCAAACTTCTGCTCGATAGCGATGTTGCAGAAAACGAAATGATCGAGGTTGACTGTTTTGGTGAGCCGATTGATAAGAAAGGAGAAAACTATGAAAATCACGGTTAGAGAATTGATGACGAAGATCGGGGATATTCAGAATGTCATCGATGAATTGGATAAGATGCCTGACTTTGACGCATGCACTAATGCTTTGCAATATCTCGACGAGTATATCGACATGCTGAAAGATATTAAGGTCGATATTTAATGAAGGGAGAAAGAACATGACAAATCTTAGTGATACCCTTTTGGTCAGCATTAGTTTTTCCGATAAAGATACTGGCGTATTGGTAGTCGGTAGGAAAAGAAAGAATCAATCTATCGAGATCGTCAATGCATTTCAAGGGGATGAAGCTCTTGAACTTTACAAGAAACTGGTAACGCAAAAGGAGAAAAACAGCAATGCTTAAAATCGAAAAAACGGAAGTCGTCGGCTGGGAGGCAGCCGTCCGAGGGATGCGGAATCCGATGAACTCGTGGGAGAAGAGTGATAGCGGATTTTGTGATGTTATCGGAGACAATTTTGGAAGCATTATCAAACCTGCAAACTATCGTGTTGGCCCCAATGATTATGATCTTATGACTCGTCTTCGCAACGCCGGTATCGATCATCGGAAATTCATGCGGATGATTGAGGTGTATGTGGACATCACGGCTCCGCTGTATTGGTGGAAGGAGTTCGATACATATAAGGTTGGTACGGTCGCCAATTCCTGCTCTACGATGCATAAGATCGCGGCGAAGGAGTTTACACTGGAAGATTTCTCGTGTGAGCATTTGCTTGATGAAGAATCTTTGCCGCCCTATGAAGAACGAGTTGATATTGACCATTGTGAACCGTTAGCAGCTATCGATGTGAATGGGCAGTGGTGCTATTATACGCCCAAAACTTTTCTTGATATGACGTGCCGTGTCTTGAATTATTTCAGGAGACTTTATCTCAAAACCAAGAATAAAAAATATTGGTGGCAGATGATCCAGCTCTTGCCGAGTTCCTATAACCAGAAGCGGACGATCATGATGAGCTATGAGGTTCTGGCAAACATCTACAAGTCCCGGCGGCATCACAAGCTCGATGAATGGCATACGCTCTGTGATTGGATTGAGGGCCTGCCGTATTCGGAGATGATTACGGGTGGTGCGGCTTTCCTGAATAAAAAGATTACAATCCCAGAAGCAGATGCAATCGCAGCACGCACGCTCAGTAAACTTCAAAATTCTGAACCAACCAAGGATGTCACGATTACCGATCTCACAATTACTGATTGGTGGAATTAGTGCGGTCACATGGACTACATCCAGAGTGTAAAGTCGAACTGTGACATTGTTACAGATACAATTGGGAAACTTCAAAAGAAGTTTTGGTCATCAGGAGAAAGGAGACACTTCAGATGCCAAGCCAGAATGATAAAATCTTCATCCTGTTTACACAGAAGGAAGTGGACAAAATCAAAAAAGGCCTGCCGGTTTCACTCTATGATGAAGAAACGGGAAAGCAGACAGTGTTTATGACGGAAGAAGGTTATAAGGAGATGAACGATTGGTGGAACGGCCCTCCGGATTGATAAGTACCTCAAATGGTAATTGCCAATTTGGTAATGAAAAATGCTTGTGTCAGTTTTGTAAAGCTGGGTGCAGTAAACGGCTTACTTGTTTGGAATGCATTTCAGAAAGAAAGACTGTCCACGACATCTCCCAATGCACTGGATTTAAAAAGGAGATGAACGACTAATGGACCGACTCTCCGGATTGATAAAGAATTTTGTAGTCGCGCGTGGAAATACAAAAAGCCAGTATTGCCTAGAACTATTTGAAAAGGAGTTTAAGAAAAGCATGTTAGAATGGGCAAAACGAGAAATTGAACTCGCATGTAAGCGGGAACGTGGAGACCGCCCTAAGGATGAATTTGATTACGGATGTGCTTGCTATGCAAGTGCGCTCAAAGCGTATAAGAGCCTGCTGGGGGACGGCCACAGTGGTATGAGCATCGGATACACCAAACATATTCTGGATCGGTTGATCGACGGGAAAGTGCTGACGCCTATTGAAGATACGCCGGACATTTGGAATGATTGTGCTCGATATGAATATGAGGTGGGATATTCCGTCCAGCAGTGCAAGCGTATGAGCAGTCTGTTTAAGTACATCTACGATGATGGAATCGTCAAATACAAAGATATCAACCGATTTGTATGTGCCGACAAGGATCAGCCGAGTCTTACCTGGCATAGCGGTCTAATTGATAAGATTCTTAATGAAAAATTCCCGATTACTATGCCATATATGCCGTCTGATAGACCGTTTAGGGTTTATTGTTCTGAAGCGTTGACGGATCCTAAAAATGGCGATTTCGATACAGTTGCAATTTGGTATGCCAAGACACCAAATGGAGATCATGAAGAAATCAACCGCTTCTTCAAAGAAGGTAAAGATGATTGGGTTGAAATCGATGAAACTGAATACCAGAAACGAAAGGAAATGGAGGTTACAAAAAATGGCACAAATTGATATTCGCAAACATCTCGCATATCTCAATGAAAAATATGGCGTCGAGCTGGAGACTGATGACGTCAGTGATGGGTATCACACGTTCGGCTGTTTGTATGAGCAGCGCTGCATTCTGTTCGCGGCTCTGGTTGGAGCGTATCGTGACCTGGCATGGAAGTCCAGATGTCATTCGGATGGCGAACCTTGCTTTGGAGGTGGATGGTTTGTTGTCGGTATCAAGACACCTCAGGGGCAGTACACCTATCACTATCCGGAAGAGGATTGGTATCTGTTCGACTGTGAAGAGGTTGAGCGGGCACCAGAATGGGATGGACATACGGCAGAAAATGTGACACGACTGCTGTCTTTGCAGACGCCTCCGATTCCGGATGTGGTCGGAGTCATGACGCTCGATAAGTACAATAAGCCTTCGGAGGAATAAACGATGATTATTATTGCGTGCCTGATCTGGGTCGGAGTTCAGCTTGGAGCTCCGGCCGCTTTTTATATTCTGCTGGGTATTGACGCTATATTTAAGATTTTGGCATTGGGCGTTAAGTTAGGAGAGAAAAAATGAGTATCTTCAAGAATCCAGAATCTTGTCCGAACTGTGTCCACAAGGATGTCTGTATGTATAAAAAGGACTATGCTAAGCTTGTGGCAGATTTGGAAAAAGATGATCAGCTTTTACCTGCAGGAGTGGACTTTATTGAACCATTGATGGTTACTTGTAAATATTATAACAGAAATGGACTTTATCGAACCATTGATGGTTACTTGTAAATATTATAACAGAAATGTAATTTATGGTAAAAGGAGTAATGTAAAATGAACCCTGATGAAATTGATGTGATGAAACTGACCCCGGAAGATTATCTCAAGATGCGAGATCGTTGCAAAGAGCTGGAGCGTAATAATATTCTTCAGCATGAGCATATTCTGGAGCTTGAAAGGGTGAACGCCGAACTTTCAGGCGCCATCCACAGAATGCATGGCGGCTGCGAAAGAGCCGTCGAATTGCGCAAGCTTCTGGACGAATTGTTTGATGTCGGAAGAAACGAAGTCGTTTCCGACGATGAGATTCGGAAAAGAATGAAAAATCTTCAGAACGAGCTCGCGCAACTCAGAAAAGAAAACTGTCGAGTTTACAATCAGCGTAACCAGCTCGCTGATGAGAAAAAACAGCAGGCTGCTTATATTCTGGAACTTCGGGAGGAGCTCGAGCGTATTCGCAGGGCGGCGAACAACAGCATTGATTCCTCTCAGACGGCTCTGAAGGACGCTGACGCCAAGATCCAGTCTGCCAATGATCGAGCTGCCAATGCAAAGAAAGAGGCAAAGGAAGCTAAGGAGAGGGCTGAGAGCGCTTCTGAGAGGGTTCGGTATCTGGAGAGGAAGCTCCGAGATGTGGAGAGTCTCAATGATTCGCTCATAAAAGAGCTGGTAAGAAGACAGGAGGCTCTACGGCAGGTCATTGATAATGACGCAGATGCGTATCAGCAAAACGTTCTGAAATATGCTCCAGATCATCATGATTATCTGTTAAATGTTATCTATGCAGCGATGGGTATGTGCGGTGAAGCCGGAGAAGCATCGGAACTTGTGAAAAAGTACGCGTATCATGACCATGCAATTGATACAGAGCATCTGGCACGAGAGCTTGGAGATGTGCTCTGGTATGTATCCTATATGGCACATCTATTTGGATATCCTCTCGGTAAAATTATGGCTATGAACCAGGAGAAGCTTGCCAAACGGTATCCTGACGGGAAGTTCGATGCAGAAAGAAGTAGAAACCGGGAGGAGGGTGATATTTAATGCCTCTCTTCAAACGAAACGGAAAAACCATTTTTGGTTGCCAATTCAACAAAAAAGAACAAGAAGCGATGGAACGTGAAGTTCGATCTCAACTGGCCGAGTGGAGTCGCAAGAATATGATGGAGATCGATGCGATGTTTCTTTGGTTCATGCATGATGAATTTGGCTTCGGACTGGAGCGCCTGCGTCGAGTATATTTTGGCTTCCGGCCATACATGGAAGAGCTAGCAAAGCGGTATGAGATGAAAGGGTCTGATACGCCATTTCTGTGCACGAAGAAGTTGTTGGACTATGGCGTTGACCTGGAAAAATGGGATAAAGAAGTGGATCAGATGGTTGAAGTGTGACAGAAATTGTGATATGATTCAAATGCCACACAATTGATTTTTCCGTGTTGTAGGGAAGTATCTTGGTAAAAGGTGCTTTCCCTTGTTCTCATACCCTACGGTACGGAGAGATTGTGTGGCAACAATGAGGGATCGTACTTTTTCGGTGCGCTTCCGTCATTGGAGGCGCACTTTTTATTTTTTACAAAAGGAGAATGAAAACAACAATGAAAAAACTTATTTGTGTGCTCCTCGCGATCGTAATGCTGCTGGGATTGACAGCATGTGGAAAGAGCAAAACTGAAACAGCAGAACCCGAAAAAGCTGATATGACAGCCACAGAAACGGTTGACGACGTGACAGATGTCACGGAAGAAATGGAAGAGACCGATGTGCAAGACTCCACTGAATCCAGTGAAGAACTTCCGGAATTTGATCAATCCGCTATAATTGAAACAACGGTAATCCTCGATCAAGATAATATCAAAGTTACGGCAACTGCACTGGAATACGATGATTACAGCGCAAACCTCAAGCTGTCTCTGGAAAATAATTCAGATAAAACACTAACGTTTAGTACAAATACACTTGGATTTAGCGGAAACTCGATAAATGGATTCATGATCCCGGATGGATATTTTAATAGTGAAATTGCACCAGGTAAAAAGGCAAATGAAACTGCCACCTTCAGTTATGATTATCTTCAGCTTTTTGGAATTAACGAGATTGCTGATATTGTTTTAGGAATCCGAGTAACTGATGAAGATTATAATGAAACTATTTATCCGGACTGTCAGATAAAGACTTCCATCGCAGACAGTTATACCTATGATAATACTTCTTATCAAAAGGCAATCTCCAGTACCGCTGTTCAAAAAGCACTTGGACTTACCTCTACATATTTCACTACTGATGTATTATACGATGCCGATAATATTCAGATCGTATCGGGAACGCTCATATCAAACGAAGACGATGAGCAGATGCTTCTGTTGGAAGCTGTAAACAGTGGAACTGAAATGAAAAATATAATCGTTACTGGATTGTCAGTAAATGGGTTGACTGTATATGATGGAAATTGGTCTTCGACGACGATCAGCTCTGGTAAATGCGGCGTGATTAGCATAAATCTGAATGACGTATTCAATGAGCAGTATTGGGAAGTCTATGGCCTGACTGATATTTCGTCTATTGATGTTAAAGTCGGCATTCAAGACGGATGGGATCTGAAGAATGAGAATACTGTCCATTTGACTATTGGCGAAGATGCGCCTTTGAATCTGGACGGTACTGAGCTCTTTAGTCAGGACAATATTCGTATCATCAGTAAAGGAATCCTTGGACATGAAGATGAATATGATTCTAATTTGTATTTAGCATTGCTGATTGAGAATGGAACTGATGAGGCATTTGATGCATCTGTTCAAAACGATAGTCTTTCTGTAAATGATATCATGATTTCTGAGTTCGGTTCTGGCACCAATATCCCGCCACATGCATATGGGGTTCTTATTGTGGAATTATATGGATCCGATCTGGAAGACTCGGATATTACTGACGTGGATCAGGTTCAAAAAGTTGAGTGTGTGATCGAGTTCGGTGAAGGATACGACGTTACTGTTGAAGCACCGATCGTAGCTGAATTCTAAATATTTTAAGAAAAGATTAGCTCTTGCGGGGTCCTTCGTGGGCCTCACAGGGGCTTTTCTTTTTGCTATTTTAGAGGAAAAGTGGGTAAAATTTCTGCCCACTTTAGTTAAATAAAAAGTGGGCACAACCCGGGCAAAACTGGGCAGAGCGCAAAAAATGGGCATTTTAGACTCGGAGTTTTTGAAAATTTCTGTCCAAAAATGGCCATTTGCCCACTTTTTGCCCACTTTTTGCCCACTTTTGAAAAGCCGAAAAACCTAGTGTTTTCAAGGGTTTCGGGGTTTTCTGCCCACTTTCCCACTTTTTTTCTTATTAACCCTAGAGAAAAATTTTTATTATAGTAATAAGGAATTTTTGAAAAAAGTGGGCAGAGCGCGATTTTCGTCGATTTTGAGGAAAATCGGTGAGATGCTGAAAATCCGAAAAATCTAACCTAGCTTAGCGAGAACAAACCTAGATTAAAATTCCCAGATTCAGGGTGCCACGTGAAAAGTTCGGAAAACGTTGTTTTTCTTGATACTGATGACTACGCGTGAAAAACATGCCCTTTTATGAAGAGAGAGGCAATATATGCTTCTCTCTTTAATTTTTGTTTGGAGGTTTAACAATCTCATGTTGGAAAACAAATTTAAGACAAAGCTCATCAAAGAGATTCGCGAGCGACTTCCCGGAGCAATCGTGCTCCATATCAATCCGCCTCCGCAGGGCATTCCCGATCTCCTCGTTTTGAACGGGGAACGTTGGGCCGCCCTGGAAGGGAAGAAAGAAACCAATTCGAGTCATCGGCCGAATCAGGATTATTGGATTGAGAAGATGAACAAGATGTCGTTCGCTGCGTTCATCAGTCCTGAAAACAAGGAGGAAGTTCTGAATGCAATGGAACGATCATTCTCGGATTGAAGGACGACACGCAACATTCTCTGCGAGCAAGTATAATTGGCTGAATTACACAGACGATAAGCTGGTCACGGTCTATGATAATATGAAGGCAAGAGAAAGAGGGACTGTTCTTCATGCGTTCGCTGCGACCTGCATCCGTCTCGGACAAAAGCTTCCTCGCTCGCACAAGACACTCAATCAATACGTGAATGATGCAATTGGCTTCCGAATGGATCCGGAAGTGCTGCTGTACTATTCTGATGACTTTTTTGGAACAGCCGATACAATTGCATTCCGAGATAATCTTCTTCGAATTCATGATTACAAGAGCGGAGAGATTGAGGCGCACATGGAGCAGCTTCTGATCTATGACGCTCTTTTCTGTTTGGAGTACGCTGTGTCTCCATATGAGATCGATCATGAACTTCGCATCTATCAGAACGATGATGTCAACATCTATAATTCAACCGGCCAAGAGATTATGGATATTTGTGATCGCATCATTCGTTTTAATAAAATATTGATACAACATCGTAAGCAGGAGGTCTGACGATATGAACTCTATTGCTCAGGAAATGGAGAGCTTCTTAGGGATCAATGAAATGCTTGACTGCAATGATCCAGTTGCTCTCGACATTTTGATGCATTATGGCATCAAACGACGTTCCGGACGATATCCGTGGGGTTCCGGCGACAACCCTTATCAACATTCCGGTGACTTTCTCAGCCGCGTAGAAGAACTTCGAAATCAGAAATATACCTTTACTGATGCAGATGGTAAGACCTATACTGGCAATCTCGCGATTGCAAAGTCGATGGGATTGACGACCAGTCAGCTTAGAGTCCAGCTCAGTCTTGCAAATGCCGAACGGAGGAGCATTGACGTTGCGCAGGCCAAGGCTCTTCGAGAGAAAGGCATGAGCACTAATAAGATTGCAGAAGAGATGGGAATTGCTGAATCTTCGGTTCGTTCCCTTTTGAATGCAAATTCGGAAGCGCGAATGAATCAGGCTCAGAAAACTGCTGACTTTCTGCGAGAGCAGGTAGATACCCGTGGAATGATCGATGTAGGGACTGGCTCTGAACTGGAAATCGGTGTCTCAAAGGAACGTATGAATCAGGCACTTTACATTCTTCAGATGGAAGGCTATAAGGTGTATGGCGGTGGTGTACCGCAGGCGACGAATCCTGGCAAGCAGACAAACCTGAAAGTTCTCTGTCCTCCCGGTACGGAACATAAGGAAATCTTTCAGTATGATAAGGTTAATTCTTTGAAGGATTACAAGTCCTATGACGGTGGCGATACCTTCAAACCGGCATTCCAGTATCCTGCAAGTCTGGATTCCAAACGTCTTCAGATCAATTATGCCGAGAATGGCGGTAAAGAGAAAGACGGGCTGATCGAACTTCGCAGAGGCGCAGCCGATTTGTCGTTGGGCGATTCCAACTACGCGCAGGTTCGTATCATGGTGGACGGAAAGCACTACCTCAAAGGTATGGCTGTCTACTCAGACGATCTTCCAAAGGGCATTGATGTTCGTTTCAATACCAACAAATCTGTCGGTACACCGATGGAGAAGGTTTTGAAGCCTATCAAGGACGATCCTTCCAATCCGTTTGGCGCGCTTGTCAAAGAGCGTGGTGGTCAGAGCTATTATACAGACAAGGACGGAACAGAGAAGCTGTCTCTCATCAACAAGACCCGTGAAGAAGCAGACTGGACGGAATGGGCCAACCGTGTCCCCTCTCAGTTTCTTTCCAAACAGAGTCTTGATCTGGCACAGAAACAGCTGAATGTTGCAAAAGCTGATAAAGCAGATGAGTTCTCTGAAATCATGGCACTTGAGAACCCGACTGTTAAAAAGAGACTTCTTCAGTCTTTTGCTGATGACTGCGATACGGCTGCGGTTCATCTGTATGCAGCGGCTCTGCCGCGTCAGCAGTATCATGTTATTCTACCTGTGACCTCGATGAAAGACAATGAGATCTATGCACCGAACTATAAAAACGGTGAGACTGTTGCTCTGATTCGATACCCGCACGGTGGAACGTTTGAGATCCCTATCCTGAAAGTCAACAACCGCCAGGCAGATGCAAAGAACATGATTGGCACAACCTCTGCAGATGCAGTTGGTATCAATGCCCATGTTGCAGAGCGTCTGTCTGGGGCGGACTTTGATGGCGATACTGTCATGGTTATCCCCTGCAACTCTGCAACCTCCAGGGTACGCATCACTTCAAAACCCCCACTTCGGGAATTGGAAGGCTTTGACCCGAAGATGGAATATGCAGAGAAGCCGGGTATGACCTATATGAAGTATAAGCGTGCGGACGGAAAAGAAGTCGATAACACGCAGCTTCAGATGGGTATGATCTCAAACCTCATTACTGACATGACACTTCTTGGTGCGACAGAACCTGAGCTTGCTCGTGCTGTCAAGCACAGCATGGTTGTCATTGATGCGGCCAAGCATAAGCTTGACTACAAACAGAGCGAGATCGACAATGGCATCGCTGCTTTAAAACAGAAGTATCAGGGTTCGTATGACGAGAATGGTAATTACCATGAGGGTGCTGCGACTTTGATCTCCCGTGCCAAATCTCAACAGTCTGTGACCAAACGTCAAGGCAGCCCGAAAATCGATCCGAATACAGGCGAGCTGATCTGGAAAGATGTCGACGAACCGACTTATGTAAACAGCAAGGGGCAGACGATCCGTAGAACACAGGCTTCTACAAAGATGGCTGAAACAAAGGATGCCCGTTCCCTGATCTCTGATCTTGGTAGTTCAATGGAAGAAGCCTACGCCGATTACGCAAACACTATGAAAGGTCTTGCAAACCAGGCACGACTCCAGATCGTCAACACAAAAGACATCCCCTACTCTCCTGAAGCTCGTGCCAAGTATGATTCTGAGGTTCGATCTTTGGATGCCAAGCTCAAGACTGCGCTTTTAAACGCCCCTCGTGAACGGCAGGCACAGACGATTGCGAATGCCGTGGTGGCTGCTAAGAAGGAGAGCAATCCGAACATGACAAAGGGCGAAATTAAGAAGGCTTCTCAACAGGCGCTTGTGGAGGCACGAAATTCTGTAGGCGCGCATCGCCAGGCAATTAAGTTGGAAGAGAAGGAATGGGAAGCGATTCAGGCCGGTGCAATTTCGAAGACACAGTTGGAGAAAATTATTGCAAATACCGACCTCGATAGCTTGAGAACTTGGGCTACACCTCGTACAAAGACCACTCTCTCTAATGCAAAAGTTCTTCGTATGCAGGCTCTTTATGAAGCTGGTAATACCACCGAAGAAATTGCTGCAGCCTTAGGCGTTTCTTCGTCTACAGTTTCGAAGTATTTACATAAAAAGGATGGTGTCGCATAATGGCTTTAATGCATAATGCAATGCTGACGACGTTCGACAATCCTTATGATCCTTTTGAACAGTTCCCCCTGTGGTTTATGTTCGACATGCAAAAAGGCTACAATTCGTGCGCATATCTTGGACGAATTGCAAAGGTTTCGGATCAATTCAGTCAGGAAGAGAACGAACGTGAAGTCGAGCTTGCGATTGATGAAATTGTAAAGAACGATTTCTTGAACATTTATCGCAAAGTTACAAAAGCAATGCCTGAGAAAGAGGCGAGCTGATGTTAGATGTATTTAGGCAGCTTGAAGTTGTCTTTACTTCTGCATTTGGCTCGTCTTTTGCATTGTTTAGCTTTACTGTTATTGCTGCGATTATCATTTGACAGGGAAATTCTTTAGTAAGAAGCCCGATATAATATCAAATGATATATGGGGAGGGGTCTCAAATATCACACCCCCTCCCTTATCGCGGCGGTCTTCTAAAATTCCCCGGGGGAAGATTTTTGGGAGGCAAACTGACAGTGTTCTCTGTGGAACAGCTTTGAAAGTGATGATAGCTGTGCATAACTCACTGAAAAGTTCCATTAGCATTTTATTATCGGGCTTCTGAGGCCATCTCGGAGCCCGTTTTCTATATTTAGGAGGGTCCTATGAACTGTAACAGTAACGTAAATGAGCAGTTTCGTAAATCTGTACTGGTGTCAGTGGATGATGTAGGTCAGATTATCGACACAGCAAATGAAGAATCACTTCTTTTAGGGCAGGTCGTGTATCAAAGTGGTACAGCACTTGAACTATCAGAGTCCTATCACAGAATCAAACGGAAAGGTCTCTATCGAGCGGATGCATCAGTTGTGTTTGTTCCAAAGGATGATGGCATCATCACAGTTCGAATGTTACTTAGTGGGCATCTGCTTCCATCGTCTCAGGCACGTCTTAATGTAGAGAAGAACAAATATTACACAATCCCCTCTTGCGTACCTGCATTTGATCGAATCTTCAGTTTGGAACTTACGCCAAAACTTGAATTAACAATTGCCGGTGTTCCCGGAATCGTAGTTCGCACAATGCTCAGCACAACAAAACTCGCCTGACTTTATAGAAAGGAGACAGTGAATGAGTAAAGCAAAAACACCGGACTCTTCCAGTTCTCCTCGGAAGATCAGACCGGCTATTTCGCCAGAGGCTCGCGATAATCAGTTGATTGCGCTGGCTTACAATCTGGTAGAGAAACGTCTTCTGGAAGGCACTGCATCTTCACAGGAGACCACACATTTTCTGAAACTCGGCTCTGCTAGAGAACGCAAAGAGCTAGAGATTCTTGAATTGCAGAAAGAGCTGATTGCAGCAAAGACAAAGAACCTTGACTCGATGCGGGAGCTTAAAGCACTTTATGCTGATGCAATGGCTGCAATGTCTGATTATCAAGGCAGGAGGTCTGATGGTAATGAATAAATGTTATTCAGAGCTGATTCAGCTTCCAACCTTTCAGGAACGGTTCGATTATCTCATTATCGGAAACGGCGTTGGATATGCAAACTTCGGATGGCGTCGTTATCTGAATCAAGCCCTTTACCACTCACCTGAATGGAAGCAATTTCGTGACCGGATTATCATTCGAGATAACGGGCGGGATTTGGCTTGTGAAGGTTACGAGATTTTTGAGCCGATCATCATTCATCATCTGAATCCGATCACATACGAGAATATCTTAAATCGAGATCCGTGCATCTTTGCAATGGAGAATGTAGTCTGTGTTCGTGATCGGACGCATAAGGCAATTCACTATGGCGATGCATCATTACTGGTGGATCTTCCACCGGCGAGAAAACCAAATGATACTTGTCCGTGGAAGAAATAACAGTAAAGGAGGATAATATGCAGGATAGCATTCTTGTGACTATTCGAAAATTGGTTTGCGGCGATCCATATGCAAATCACTTTGATGCTGATTTGCTTGTTCATATCAATGCTTGCTTTTCCATCTTAAGTCAGTTAGGTGTTGGTCCGGAAAAAGGGTTTGTTGTAACAGACGAAACACAGAACTGGAGTGATTATACTGCTGACAGTACGGTGCTAAATTTGGTTAAGACCTACATTACATTAAAGGTACGCTTGATCTTCGATCCTCCGCTGACGAGCTCGGTTTTGGAGGCCATGAATAAAGAGATTAGTCAATTGGAATGGCGATTGAATGTTGCTGTTGATCCTGTCAAACCTACAACTACATCAAAGACTACAGCACGCCGTCGTTCACATAAGATAAACTAAGAGAGGTGAGAAATCAAAATGGATAGTTACCTTGCCCATCATGGTATCATCGGGATGAAATGGGGAGTCCGGCGATACCAAAATAAAGATGGGACTCTGACAAATGCTGGAAAGAAACGGTATTCGACGGATGATACTGGAAGTGATTCTCAGAATTCTAGTACAGGCAAGAAAACCGATACATCCAGCAAGAGTGTCAATGAAATGAGCGATGAAGAACTTCGCTCCAGGCTGAATCGCATCAACATGGAAGATCAGTATAATGCAGCAATGGCGAAACGGAATCCGCAAAAGAATCAGCGAGTCAGCAAACTCGTGAACGATCTTGCTGAGCAGGCTGTCCGTAATTTTGCCCAGAAAGGTATTGAAAAATTGGTAAAGAAAGTATTTGACGAAAAAGAGTCTGATACGATTACTAAATACAATACCGCAGATCTGAGTAAGGTTGGCGATAAGGCGCTGGCTGCTATGCTGAAACGAGCATCGACTGAAAGTGCCTTGAGACGCTATCAGACTCAGCCATATGAACCGCCGAAAAAAGAGTCGTAAGTATGGCTCTATCTAATACTGCAACCCCGATTTATTACGGTCAGTTTCGCGATGCTGTTCTGCGCGGCGAGATTCCCGTATGTCGGGAAGTCGCGATGGAGATGAACCGCATTGACGATCTGATTGCAAATCCGGGTGTTTATTACGACGATGAAGCCGTAGAAGGTTGGGTGAAATACTGCGAGAGTGAATTAACCCTGACCGACGGTTCTGATATGAACCTGCTAGACTCGTTTAAGTTGTGGGGCGAGCAGATCTTCGGCTGGTACTATTTCATTGAACGCAGTGTCTACGTTCCAAACCCAGATGGACATGGGGGTCACTATGAACGAAAGGTTATTCAGAAACGACTTGTCAACAAACAGTATCTGATCGTTGGACGAGGCGCAGCGAAATCTGTCTATGATTCCTGTCTGCAATCATTCTTCCAGAATGTTGATACCAGTACAACCCATCAGATCACAACAGCTCCAACGATGAGGCTTGCCGAAGAGGTCATGTCTCCGCTTCGGACTGCTATTACGCGAAGCCGCGGACCATTGTTTAAGTTTTTAACATTTGGTTCTTTGCAGAACACAACTGGCAACCGTGCCGACCGTGTTAAACTGGCTTCCACAAAGAAAGGCATCGAAAACTTCCTGACAGGCTCGCTCATCGAGGTTCGACCAATGAGCATCAACAAACTTCAGGGTCTCCGCTGTAAGGTGGCGACAGTTGACGAATGGCTTTCTGGCGATATTCGAGAGGATGTTATCGGTGCAATTGAGCAGGGTGCATCCAAGGTCGATGACTATTTGATTGTTGCTACCAGCTCAGAAGGTACCGTACGTAATGGTGCTGGCGATACGATCAAAATGGAGCTTATGAATATCCTGAAGGGCGATTATCCGAATCCCCACGTTTCTATCTGGTGGTATCGACTGGATTCTATTGATGAAGTTGGGAACCCCGATATGTGGTTGAAGTGCAATCCGAATATCGGTAAAACGGTGAGCTACGAAACATATCAGCTGGACGTGGAACGTGCTGAAAAAGCACCTGCTGCTCGGAATGATATTCTGGCCAAACGATTCGGTATCCCGATGGAAGGGTATACATATTACTTTGCATATGAAGAGACGCTTCCGCATAAGCCTCATTCTTTCTGGCAGATGCCATGTGCCTTGGGCGCGGACCTTTCCAGAGGCGATGACTTCTGCGCATTCACTTTCTTATTCCCGTTAAGCAGAGAAGACTTTGGGGTAAAAACACGATGCTACATTACCGATGTAACGCTGTCAAAGCTGCCGCTTGCTATGCGCAACAAGTATGAGGATTTCATGAAAGAAGGAAGTCTGATCGTATTGGAAGGCAGCGTTCTCGATTTGGATGTTGTCTATGATGATTTGGATGAACACATTATCCAGACTGGATACGACGTGCGCTGCTTTGGCTATGACCCGTACAATGCACAAGGCTTTGTCGAGCGTTGGGCACGTGAGAATGGTCCATTTGGTATTGAAAAGGTTATTCAGGGTGCAAAGACTGAGTCTGTTCCGTTGGGTGAGCTAAAGACGCTTGCTGAACGGCGCAGCCTGATCTTTGACGAGCAGCTTATGACCTTCACAATGGGCAACTGTATCACATTGGAGGATACAAATGGCAACCGCAAACTGCTGAAGAAGAGACACGATGAGAAGATCGACTCTGTCGCGGCAATGATGGATGCCTATATTGCCTATAAACATAATAAAGATGCATTTGAGTAAAGGTGGTGACGCTATGGACGTTTATTTATCCCATCATGGGATCGTCGGAATGAAATGGGGCGTACGGCGCTACCAAAACCCAGATGGCTCACTTACCCCTGCCGGTCAAAGACGGCTCGATAAAAAGGATAATAAGTGGGCTAAGAAGAACTATGACAAAATCCTAAAAAATGCGCGCAAAAAGGTGTCGGGAGAGCTGGACGAGTATGGAAATCAGCTGCTTCGCGACGCCTCTTCTTATAATTCACGCGGACGAATCAGCAATACGGCGATCAATGCTTATAATCGTCGGATGGCTGAGCTGATGAACACGGCTGTAACAGATTTAAGAGCGCCATCGGGCAAGGTCGTGCAGTTTGTGGCAAAGCGAGGAGAACTTGGTGTTCATATGGCCCTTGCGACTCCGAACTACGATATGAGTCAGCTGAAAAACGGTATCTGGTCTTCTGGACGGATTGCCTATAAGAAGAAGTCCGTCGATATGGCGTGAACATACAGATCTCTATTACAGGAGGTGATGAACGTTTAATGAAAGAAACCATCGGTTCCAAGCTCAAACGAGCTTGGAATATTTTTATGAATCGAGATCCCACAAGTTATCAAGGAACATCCTATTTCGGATCTAGTTACGGGTATCGACCTGACAGGATTCGTATGACGCGAGGACATGAGCGATCAATTGTGACAGCCATCTGCAATCGCATTGCGCTAGATGTTTCGGCGATCAGTCTTGTCCATGCTCGCGTAGACGAAAACGGTCATTTTCTGGAATACATCGATGATACCCTGCACCAATGTTTGACGGTCGAAGCAAATATTGACCAGACAGGGCGAGCACTGCGGCAGGACATCGTAATGTCAATGCTCGATGAAGGATGTGTAGCAGTTGTTCCAGTCGAAGCAGATTTCGATCCGGACGAGAATAGCAGCTACAAAATCTATTCCTTGCGGACAGGAAAGATTCTGGAATGGATGCCTCAGCATGTGCGAGTCAGGCTTTATAACGAGACGACTGGACGATTTGAAGAAGTCGTTGTGGCCAAAAAATACACAGCGATTATGGAAAATCCTCTGTTCGCTGTGATGAATGAACCGAACTCCACGATGCAGCGCTTGATTCGTAAACTGAACATTCTGGATGCGATTGATGAGCAGAGTGGCTCTGGAAAACTTGATCTGATTATTCAGCTCCCCTATGTCATCAAGTCACCAGCTCGGAAGGAACAGGCTGAACAGCGCCGCAGGGATATTGAGCAGCAGCTCTCTGGGTCAAAATACGGTATCGCCTACACTGATGGTACGGAGCATATCACACAGCTCAATCGCGGTGTAGAGAATAATCTTATGAGCCAGATCGAGTATCTGACAAAGATGCTGTATTCCCAACTCGGTATCACTGAGAGTGTCATGGACGGCACGGCGAATGAAGAAACAATGCTTAACTATCACAATCGGACAGTGGAGCCTATTCTGTCAGCCATCGCCGATGAAATGACAAGGACGTTTCTCACAAAGACTGCCAGAACACAGAGGCAGGCAATCTCTTTCTTCCGTGATCCGTTCAAGCTTGCACCAGTCTCCCAGATTGCAGAAATTGCGGATAAGTTCACGCGTAACGAGATCATGACAAAGAATGAATTTCGTTCGATTATCGGCATGAAGCCGTCTGATGATCCACGAGCTAACGAACTTCGTAATAGCAACATCAATCAGGCTGATGCAGAGCCAGCATTATTGGAAGGCACCGAAGACGCCGAAGAAACTCAAAATGGTGAGTTCATGACGCAAGAAGAGTATGAATCTGCACTTGCTGATCTCGACGATCTTGATGCACAGCTGGACGATTTGGAAAAGGAGCTGGATACATGACTAATGAGATTCTTCACTATGCCAGTCCTTACTATGATCCGGTGAAAGCTCATGAGTATTACATGAAGCACCGTGAACTGAAGGGTCGTACTTCCACGGCTGGCTTGAACGATGAAGGAAAAGCTGCTGCAAGTTATGTGAAAGAACAGCTTACGACGGAACGTAAAGCGAAAGTCGAAGCGAATAAAGAGGATACCACAAATCAGATCGATAAACTTCGTGAGCAAAAGAAGTCTAACATCGCGGCTCATAAAGCAGCGATGCAGCGTCAAATCGATCAGTTGCGGGCCAAACTCAGTTCTATGTCATCTGTTGACAAGCAAAAGAACCGAGCCCGGATTTCGTCTAGTATTTCAGCATTGCGTGAGCAAAACGCCGCTGAGCGAGAACGTTTAAATGCTGAATTCCAAGCACAGAGCAAGTCTCTCCGGACTGCACAGAAAGAAACCAACAAGAATCTCAAGACAGAATACGACGATAAGTACCTATCTGACCTTGAGAAGATTAAGGCGAATCCTGCATTCCAAAAAGCCAAAGCTAGTCGTTCTGGCTCAAAGAAATCTTCCAGCAGCAAGAAAACCAAGAAAGATCTTAGTTACTACATGAGAGGAGCACCGATTCACGTATGAAACTGAAATACCCTGATTGTGACTTTCATGGCTATGCTACGAAAGCCAATCTTACATGCAGAGATAAGCGTGTGATCATGCCTGATGCTTTTAAGGATCAGGACGGCGAGAAAGTGCCGCTCTGTTGGGGGCATCAGCATAACAGTGTCACGAATGTTCTCGGGCATGCCTATCTCGAAAATCGAGCAGATGGCGTATATGCCTATGGCTATTTCAATGACACTGACTCTGGTCGTGCCGGTAAGAAACTGGTCGATAATGGCGATGTATGTGCATTGTCCATTTGGGCGAACGACCTTGTACAGAATGGGACTAATGTAGTTCATGGTGTGATTCGTGAGCTGAGTCTGGTTCTGGCCGGGGCAAATCCCGGGGCATACATTGATTCTGTCATGCAGCATGATGATGAGGCAAATCAGGAAGCCGAAATTCTGTTTGTACTGGACAAAGATAATATTCAACTTGCCCATGCCGATAGCGATGAGGATTCCGAAGATGCTGAACTGCAGCATGCTGATGAAGAACAGACCGATTCGTCTGAAGAGGACAAGCAAGACGATGCGGAAACTGTGCAGGATGTTCTGAACTCTATGACTGAGAAACAGAGAAACGTTCTGCTTGCGCTGGTTGCCGAAGGTATCGCTGCCGGCGAAGAAACCAAAAAAACCGATAACAACGAGGAGGACAACACTATGAAGCATAATGTCTTTGACAATGATCGGCAGGATGAGGCGAACGTCCTCTCTTACACCGATCAGACCGCAATCATTAACATGGCCAAGACCAGCACTATCGGCAGCCTGCAGCATGCAATGGATCTGTTTGCTGAACAGAATCCGGACAGTGTTCTGGCGCATGGCATTGAGAACATCAGCCAGCTGTTCCCGGACTACAAGGATGTTCGTCCGGGTGCACCTGAAATGCTCACGACTGACCAGGGCTGGATCCAGAAGGTTCTGAAGAAGGTTCACAAGAGCCCGATCTCTCGTATCCGTACCCGTCAGGCCGATCTCCGTAATATCGAGAATCTGCGTGCACAGGGCTATGTGAAGGGCAGCAAGAAGGTCGATGTCGGCAACTTCAAGCTGATCCACAGAACGACTGATCCCCAGACTGTATATGTCAAGAGCAAGATCGATCGTGATGACATCATCGACATTCAGGATTTCGATGTCGTGCAGTATCTCTACAACATCGACCGCATGAACCTGAATGAAGAACTCGCCACCGCTATCATGATCGGTGACGGCCGTGATGTCGGCGCTGATGGGAAGATCGCGGAAGATAAGATCCGTCCGATCTGGCAGGATGATGAGCTTTACACCATTCATGCTGACGTGGACATCGCCGGTATGAAGGCCTCTCTTCAGGGCACCAACACCGCCGCCAACTTCGGCGAGAATTACGTTTATGCGGAAGCTGTGATCCAGTCTCTGCTGTATGCTCGCGAGAAGTATAAGGGCTCCGGCACTCCTGATTTCTACTGCACTCCGCATCTGGTGAACGTGATGCTGCTCGCCCGTGATATGAACGGTCGTCGCATTTATGACAAGGTCAGCGATCTGGCTGCTGCATTGAACGTTGGCGAGATCATCACGGTTGAGCAGTTTGAGGGCAAGACCCGCACTGCTACTGGCGGCAAGACCAAGAAGCTCCTCGGCCTGATGGGCAATCTGGCTGACTACTCTGTCGGTGCAACCAAGGGCGGCGAAATCACGCATTTCACGGATTTCGATATCGATTTCAACCAGGAGAAGAGTCTGCTTGAGACGCGTTGCTCTGGCGCAAACACCCGCGTGATGTCCTTCATTGCCCTGGAAGAGGATGTCACGAATCCCGGTGGTTAAGCCGATAAGCGATAAGGAGTAAAAATTCAAAATGGCTAAATTTTACGGAACTATCGGGTATGCTGTGACTGTCGAAGTCCGTCCAGATGTTTGGGAAGAGCAGATCGTCGAGCGTACATACTGTGGCAATTTGATTCGTAACACTCGGCGTCTGGACGGTAATGCCCAGGTGAATGACAATATCACTATTGGCAATGAGATCAGCATCGTATCCGATCCGTATGCCAATGAGAATTTTCATTCTATGCGCTATGTCACCTTTATGGGGGCAAAATGGAAGATCACATCTGTGGAGGTCAAGTATCCACGGCTGATTCTTTCAACGGGAGGTATCTGGAATGGACCGACGAGCTGAGCTTGGAAAAATCTTTCGGGAGATTCTGGGTAATGGCAATGTCTATTTCCAGCCGCCCAGCAATACCCAAATGAGGTATCCTGCAATTCGATACGAGCGAAGTGAAATGGCAATCAAGCATGCTGATAATGGTAATTATAATCGTCGAATCCGATATACAGTCACTGTCATCGATAGTGATCCGGATAGTGAGATTGTAAACCGTGTCAGCATGCTTCCTTATTGCTATTTCGACCGCCATTATGTGCAGGACAACCTCAATCATGATGTGTTTGAAATCTATCTTTAAGAGGAGGAACTGCTATGTTCAATATCGAATGGGATCAGGTATCGGAACGTCTGTTTGAAACCGGTACGGATCGTGGTGTTCTGTATCCCTTCAACAAGACCAGCAAGGCCTATGACAAGGGCGTTGCATGGAACGGCCTGACTGGCGTGACGGAAACTCCGTCTGGTGCAGAGCCGACGGCGCTATATGCTGACAACATCAAGTATCTGACGCTGATGTCCAATGAAGATCTTGGCGGTACGATCACCGCCTATATGTACCCGGACGAGTGGAAGGCTTGCGACGGTTCTGCAGATCTGGATGCCGGCATTACGATCGGCCAGCAGCCGAGAGCAACTTTCGGCCTGTGCTATCGTACTCGTATCGGTAATGATACCGAAGGCGACAGCCACGGCTATAAGCTGCACCTGATCTATGGCTGCCTTGCTTCTGCTTCCGAGCGTGCATACAGCACGGTCAACGATTCGCCGGAAGCCATCGAGTTCTCTTGGGAATTCACCTGCACACCGGTTGACGTCGCTGGATTCAAGCCGACTGCCATTGTCACGATCGATTCTACGAAGGTCGATGCTGAGAAGCTCAAGTCTTTCGAAGAAATCCTTTACGGCAAGGCCGCAACATCGGATGGGGCTGGCGATGCCGTTCTTCCGAAGCTGCCGCTTCCGGCAGAAGTTCTGGCGCACTTCAAGACCGCCTAACTATTTTCCAGCGAGGGAGTCTCCATGCGAGGCTCCCTCTTATTTTTGTTTTCATAACTGAAAGGGGTTATATTATGCTGCCTATTACCAAAAAGTACATCGATTTCAACGGCGTAGAACGTGAAGAGACGTTCTATTTCAACCTGACCAAAGCAGAGCTTACTGAGTGGGAACTTGGCGTTACCGGCGGTCTCAGTCAGATGCTAGAGAAGATCACAGCTGCCAAGGACGTTCCTGCACTGGCAAAGCTTTTTAAGGAAGTCGTTCTGAAGGCATACGGCGTAAAGAGCGATGACGGCAGACGTTTTATCAAGTCCGACGAACTCACGACAGAGTTCACCCAGACGCAGGCGTATTCCGACATTTACATGGAATTGGCGCAGGATGATCAGAAAGCTTCGGCATTCATCAACGGCATCATTCCGAAAGTCGATTAAATAATGCTCGTAATTACAGTACAGGGGGTTGAAGGCTGGGACGAGCAGAAAGAAGAGTTTGTTTCGGCAAAGCCCCCTGTCTGTTTACAGCTGGAACACTCGTTAATTTCCCTTTCCAAATGGGAATCGAAATGGGAAAAACCGTTCCTTTCGAAAGAGCAGAAAACCGTAGAGGAAACGATCGATTACATTCGCTGTATGACATTAAATTCTAATGTTCCTGCGGATGTTTATGACCGGTTATCTGCACAAAATTTTAGAGATGTGAACGCTTACATTGATGCAAAACGAAGTGCCACAACCATTCACGAAGAACAGAAAGGCCGTCGAGGGACAGAAATTGTCACCAGCGAGCTGATCTACTATTGGATGGTTGCACTGCAAATCCCATTTGAATGTCAGAAATGGCATTTGAATCGTCTGTTGATGCTTATTCGTGTCTGTAATGTGAAGAACCAGCCACCAAAGAAGCAAAGTCAGCGAAATATTCTTAAACAGAATGCCGCACTGAATGCTGCTCGACGTCGGCGAGCTCACTCGAAAGGATAAAAATTCAAAATGGTTACATTTCGACAAAAAGGCGACTTTTCCAAGGCAACCCGGTTTCTGGAACGTGTGAAGGAAGCTGTTGGGTTGGGCCTGCTCGATCGATACGGGCAGAAAGGTGTCGCTGCTTTGTCGGCGGCAACCCCAGTCGACAGCGGCGAAACTGCTGCAAGCTGGGACTATGAGATTGTAAACAAAAAAGGATCCGCCAGGATCACGTTTATAAACTCACATATCGTCAAAGGCGTACCGATTGCAATTATTCTGCAATACGGACATGGAACTCGTAATGGCGGCTGGGTAGAAGGACGCGATTATATCAACCCTGCTATTCAGCCGATCTTTGACGAACTTGCTGAGAAAGCATGGAAGGAGGTTACAAAGCTATGAGCAAAACGATCGACCAGAGAGTCGTCGAGATGCGGTTTGACAATGCAAACTTCGAAAAGAATGTTAGCACGAGTATGTCAACACTGGACAAGCTGAAGAAAAGCCTCAAGTTCGAGGATAGTGCAAAAGGCTTTGAGAATATCAGCAAGGCGGCTGGTCGGGTCGATATGGGAGGACTCTCGAATGGCGTAGAATCCGTTCGCTTGAAATTCTCCGCGCTTGAAGTCATGGCTGTAACAGCTCTTCAGAATATTACAAACTCAGCACTAAATGCTGGAAAGAAAATTGCATATGCATTGACCATTGAACCGATCAAAGCCGGTTTACAGGAATATGAGACCCAGATCGATGCGACGCAGACAATTTTGGCGAATACCCAAAAAGAGGGGGCCAATATCAATGACGTCAACCGTGCTTTGAGCGAACTGAACAAGTATGCGGATTTGACGATCTATAACTTTACAGAAATGACACGAAACATCGGTACGTTCACAGCTGCCGGTGTTGATTTGAATACATCTGTTAATGCTATTAAGGGCATTGCGAACCTTGCGGCCATCTCTGGTTCATCCAGTCAGCAGGCATCTACTGCAATGTATCAGCTCTCCCAGGCTTTAGCCTCCGGAACGGTAAAATTGCAGGACTGGAACTCGGTTGTCAACGCAAACATGGGTGGTCAGGTATTTCAGGATGCATTGAAAATGACAGCTCGCATCCATGGAATCGCCATTGATGAGATGATCGCTGATGAAGGTTCTTTCCGAGAGACACTATCTAAAGGATGGCTGACAAAAGACATTCTGACGGAAACGCTTCAGCATTTTACGGAGTTTACGGATACCTACAATGAAGAAAGCCTGAAAAGGCAGGGCTATAATGACAAAGAAATTGCTGAGATTAAGCAGATGGGCGTTACTGCGACCGATGCTGCGACGAAAATCAAGACCTTTTCCCAGTTATGGGACGTTCTGAAGGAATCTGCGCAGTCTGGTTGGACGACTTCATGGCAGACGATTATCGGTGACTTTGAAGAGGCGAAGGAAACACTGACCGTTTTTGGTGATACACTGACCAAGATGATCGGTGATTCGGCAGATGCCAGAAATGCAGTCTTAAAGGAAGGCTTCATGTCTGGCTGGAAGCAGCTTCTGAATGAAGGCATTGAAGATACAGAGGGATTCCAAAATGCCATTATAGAAGCCGGTAAAAACAGTGGCGTAGCCGTTGATGATCTGATTAAGAAGTACGGCTCCTTTGAGAAATCGTTGAAGGGCGGCTGGGTCACTTCCGATATGCTGAAAACGGCGCTCGATTCTATGGCCGATTCAGTCGCAGGTTTATCAAAAGAAGAACTTGAAGCGAAAGGCTATACAGACGAGCAGCGACAGGCACTGCTGAATCTTGTAGAGGCTGTAAAAGATGGCAGTCTCAATCTAGACGAATTTGCTCAAAAGATGGGTAGGGCCTCTGGACGAGAGAACATGATCGATGCGATCACGATGGCGTTCGAAAAGCTGATGCCTATTATAAATCAGGTTGGAGATGCATTTCAGGAAGTATTCAACCCAAATAACGATCTGGGACAGCGCATTTACAATATGACAGCACGCATCAGAGAGTTTGTCGATGGGCTTGAAGTGAGCGAGAAAGGCCTTCAAAATTTCAAAATGAGTATTGAAGGTGTCCTCTCTATCTTCCATATTGCAGGTAAAGGCATCTCCGCATTTGCACAGATCATCGGGCATTTGCTCGGAAAACTTCTTCCTGTTGGTGACGGAATTCTCGATGTAACTGGAAGCCTCGGCGAGTTTTTGGTTTCAATTGATAAAGCTATTGCCTCTGGCGGATATCTTAACAAATTCGTTGAGTTGGTCAATGGCGCAATCGATAAACTGGCTGCTGGATTCAAGGCTGCAAAAGATTATGTGCTCGATTTTATTGGGTCGTGGACTGGCATTGATTTTACAAAATTTGAATCTTTGCGTGATATTTTTGCATTGATTGGCGAGAAGTTGAGCGAGTTTGGAGAGAAAATTCGTGAGACATTTCCATGGGTCAACTCTCTGGAGACAACAATTACTGCTGCATTCCAGAAGATTCGCGGAAGCGCCGATGAGGATCTTGGTGCTACAAATACTGCACTGGAAGCTTTGAAAACAGCAGGTTCCAAAGTCAAAGAGGTCTTTTCAACTCTTGCAGAGAAGATTGGTGCATTCTTTGCTCCTGTTGTGGAGAAAATTAAAAGCATTTTCTCTGGTGTTACGATCACTGATTTAATTGGTACGGGACTTCTCGCTGGCATCTTTAAGAGTATCAAGAAATTCGCTGACGCATTTGCTGATTTGCTTGAAAATTTCAAGGGAATCGGGAAGAGTATTAGTGGCGTATTGGACTCCGCACGAGATGCTCTTGTTCTTTGGCAGAAAGACATCAAAGCCAATATTTTATTGAAGATTGCTGGCGCAGTTGGTATTCTTGCTGTCGCGCTTTGGGTCATTTCAAAGGTTGATGCCGATCGGGTTCTTGGTAGTATGGGTGCAATTACAGCTCTGCTTACTGAAGTTACAGCAGTTATGGCTGGCATCATAAAATGGGGCACCAGTGCAAATGCTTTGGAGGGACTTTCAGAAGCGGCTCAGCTTGGAAAGATTGCTGTTGCCATGATGGTGATTGCTGGTGCTGTGCTAATTTTGGCAGCCGCTCTCAAGAAGTGTGAAAATTTGAACTGGGATAACACGCTTCCAGCGATGACTGCGCTTTTTGTTCTGCTCGGCGAAATGACAGCAGCAATGTATGGATTCATGGCAATTGCAAAGAAGAATCCATTAAGTAAAGAAACTGGTACACTCCAGTCTTTTGTAGTTGGAATGATCGGTATGTCGATCGCAATCGCAATTCTCGCAAACGCTCTAGCTCGGCTCGGCGAACTGGATCGAGAGCAGGTTATTCAGGGTGGATTGACTGTGGTCGCACTTATGATAGCACTTAGTGGCGTTACAGCGGCATTAAAAGCCATCAAATCTGATAATATGTCGGGTGTGGCTGGTTCGATGATTGCAATGGCATTAGCACTTACCATGCTGTATGTTCCGATTCGGCTGTTTGCAAAGCTTGACACAGCCACTCTGAAGCAGGGCGGTATTGCTGTCGGTGTGGCACTTCTTGCTATGACTTCAGCAATGACCGTAATGAAATCCGCAAAAGGTGATCTGAAGGGTGTTGCGGGATCTGTGCTCGCAATGGCGACCGCTTTGACGCTTCTAATTATTCCGATTAAAGTGCTAGGCGGTATGGATATAAACTCTTTGGGTAATGGGCTACTTGGGATTCTGGTTCCGCTTGCAGCAATGGGAGCTGTACTTTCCCGTCTATCTGGCGGAGATTATTCAGGAATCGGAACAAATCTGCTCGCAATGGCCGCCGCAATGACGTTGCTGGTTATTCCGCTCAAAGTGCTTGGCAGTATGGATTTGCCATCGCTGGCAAAGGGACTTGGTGCATTTGTATTTGCGCTTGCAGCGCTTGTGGGTACGGCCTACCTGATTGCGCCACTTGCATCCAGCCTCGGCGGTCTTAGTAAAGCGATGCTCGCTTTTGGCGCAGCTTGTCTTGGTGTAGGCGTTCTCGTCGGTGCAATAGCATTTGCATTTATGCTCTTAGCCACAATCGGGGCAGCCGGTGTTACTGCGATTCTTGCTGCTCTTACAGGCTTGATTCAGGGATTCCGTGTGATGATGCCAATTATCGGTGAAGCATTGAAAGACCTGATCTTGACCCTATGCGATGTGCTAAAAGATACGGCTCCTGCTATTACAGAGACGGTGCTCTACCTGATCGATGAACTTCTTCGGCAAATTGAGGACTATGTTCCGTCTATCGTTGCTCATTTGGCAAAGATCATCCAGAAAATTGGTCAGGCAATTAGAGAGAATTTTGGTGAACTTGGTCTTGGCGACTGGATCGGTGCTGCGATTTTTACAGGCATTGTTGCAGCATCTGCCTTGTTGGTCAAAGAATTTGCGGCTGTATCTAAGGATGTTCCAAAAGCATTACTCGGTGCTGTGGGCGTTGCCGCGATTCTGGTGATAGTCGGCGGGGTTATTGCTGCTATGACATTACTGGACTTAACCAGCGTGATTGGTATTGCTGCTTCACTTAGTGCTGTCCTACTCTCTTTGACCGTTATAATTGGTATTCTTGGCTTGATGCCGTTGACTGCCGGTCTTGCCGCAGGTGCGGTATTGGCTGAATTTGTTGGTGTTATGGCAGCAGTCCTGGCTGCGCTTGGCGGTTTGAATCAGATTCCCGGCTTTAGTTGGTTGATGGATGAAGGGATTAAAGTGCTGGGACAGATTGGCGAGGGTATTGGAACATTCGTCGGGAGTATTGTTGGCGCAGCGATCGAACGCATTACTGCTGGTATTGCAGAGTCGGGAAGCAATCTTTCGCTCTTTATGGAGAATCTTCAGCCATTCTTGGACGGAGCTCGCAATATTGATCAGGCTGTTCTGGACGGAATCATTAAACTGGCGGAATGTCTGCTTCTGATTTCTGCGGCTGAAATTGTAGATGCAATTGCCGGCTGGCTAACAGGAAAGAATTCTCTAAAAAAATTTGGAAAAGAACTTGCTGAGTTTGGACCGGCATTCGCTACCTTTGCTAAAAGTGTATCTGGCGTGGACACCGCTGGAGTAAAGGCATCTGGGGAGGCTTTGAAAGCCATTGCAGAGGCCGCAGCATCAATTCCAAATGAGGGCGGCATCCTGAGTTGGATCGTCGGCGATAATTCGCTGGTAGATTTTGCAGAAGGGCTGGTGCCGTTTGGTAAAGCATTGATGGCTTACGGTGAGGTTGTTGCTGGAATCCAGAAGTATCTGACACACATTCGTCTTTCGGAAAAAGCTGCAGAATACATCATTGAGATTGCTGATATTGTACCGAATAGCGGTGGTCTTGCTGGTTTGATCGTTGGTAACAATGATTTAAAAGATTTTGCAGAAGGATTGAAGCCATTTGGCGAAGCTTTGATGGCATATGGTAAGGCTATTACAGGTATCGGTGACTATACCGAAGATATTAAACAATCTGTCAAATCGGCGAAGGAAATCGTAAAGGTCGGAGAGATTATTCCAAACAGCGGCGGCTTGCTTGGACTCATTGTCGGCAATAATGACTTGAAAGATTTTGCAAAAGGTCTGAAGCCGTTTGGCGAAGCTCTTGTTGATTACGGAACCGCAGTTCATGGAATTGGTGAAAAGAGTGCCGATATTTCCGCATCTGTAATAGCAGCAAAGGATATTGTCAGTCTGGCAACTGCGGTGAAAGGTGCTGCCAATGCAAAAGATCTCAAGAAGACTGGCGAGGGTCTTGTAGAGTTTGCAGCACAGATCAAGAACTTTATGGCAGAATGCGAAGGCTTGAATGCAGGACAGTTGGATTCGCTCAAGATAGCACTTCAGAGCATCGTTGATATTGCTTCTAGCTTCTCCACAATTGACGCCTCTGCGCTAACTGACTTTGTACAGTCGATGGAGACAATTGGATCTACCAGTGTTGATGAATTCTTAAGTTCGTTCTCCAATTCCAAGACGGCAGCGGCAACGGCCGTAAATGCTCTGATTGCCAATCTTAAGAGTGCAATTGGAACAAGCGAAAGTCAGTTGAAGAGCAAGTTCGAAGAAGCAGCGAAGAAAGGACTTGAAGGTCTTACTAGCAAAAAGTCTGAATTTAAGACTGCCGGGGCAGATCTTATAAAATCTCTCAATTCTGGTGTGAGCGGTCAAACGAATACCGTCAAGAATCAGTTTTCAACTCTTCTGAGCAACTGTATTGCTGCTGTTCGTAACTATTATAGTCAGTTCCAGAGTGCTGGCAGCTATTTAGCAGCAGGCATTGCAAATGGTATTGCCGCAAATAGCGGCTCCGCATCAGCTGCAGCTAGATCCCTTGCTGGAAATGCGGCAAGGGCTTCTGCCAAACGTCTTGAAGAAAAATCCCCATCCAAAGTCGGCTATAAAATTGGCGATTACTTTGGTATTGGCTTTACGAACGGCATCACAGATAACATCCGAAATGCCGGTATCTCCAGTGATGCACTTGCGGAATCCGCAACAACTGGTCTCTCAAATGCTATCTCCAAGATTGCGACTTTGATCGACAGTGGAATTGATACAAATCCAACAATTCGTCCTGTGCTCGATCTCACAGAAATTCAAAATGGAAGTGCTGCCATGGCAGATCTGATGAGCACGTTGAGCGGTCGACCGATTGAAGGGACAGTCAGTATTGCAGCAAAAACAGCCAGCAGTATGACCCGACCCGCATTTGCACCGGAACAGACTCCTGAAGCTACCGGTGGAAAGCCGATATCTGAAAATACCACAAATAACTTCTATATTACTGGGACTGACCCGCGAGCGATTGCTGATGAAGTGGATCGCAAACTTCAAAGACGCGTAGAAAGGAAGAAAGCAGCATGGGCGTGATTATCTTTAATGAAATCCCGTCGACCAACTATGGAATTCATGTAGAGAAACCGCCTGTTTATGCAACACCCGAACGCGACTATGAGGTGGTTCATATTCCTGGTCGAAATGGCGATCTTGTGATTGATAATGGTTCATACCAGAACGTCGCAAGAAAGTATGACATCTCTGTTGGTGAGATCGATGGCAATTTTACAAATTTGGCCGTAGGCGTGAGCGAATGGCTCCACTCCGCATCCGGATATGCAAGATTAGAAGATTCCTATGAACCAGATTACTTCCGTCTTGCTTATTATGTAGCCGATGCTGAGATGGAGAATTTGTTCCATCAGGCCGGTAAAATGTCGATCGAATTTAATTGCAAGCCTGCCCGTTTCCTGAAAGTTGGGGAGCGGGCAGTTTTCTTTACAACCAATGGTTCTCTTCGCAACCCAACATTCCAGAAGAGTTTCCCAAAACTGATCGTGGCTCTTTCAGGATCAGGCACTCTTACAATCGGGGCTCAAATAATTACAATTAGCGGTTTAACAGGCTCAACCCGTATGGTGATCGATTCAGAACTCCAGGACATCTATGAAGAAGGAAGCTTGACGAATCTGAACAGTAAAGTCTCATTTTCTGACGGCTTCCCGCTTCTGATCCCGGGTATCAATACAATCACATTTACAGGTAGTATTACTTCCGTGGAGGTGATTCCGAGATGGTGGATTCTCTGATTATCCTGTTTGATCAAAATGAGCAGGCGTTTACCTCAAATGGTCTCGGTGCTCTTCCAGATGCCGCTTCTTGTGTTGTGACCGAAGAGAGGAACGGCGAGTATGAGGTTGAGATGGAGTACCCGTTGACTGGACGCCATTTTCATGATATCCAAAAAAGGCGGATTCTCTATGCAAAACCTAATCCTTATGACGATCCACAGCCATTTCGAATCTACTCGATTACAAAACCGATCAATGGAGTTGTGACAGTTCATGCTGCACATTTGAGCTATGACACGTCTGGTTCCATCGTAAAACTCTTTCCCGCGGATGCTGGTTCGGCTTCGGC